CTTTAGCTCAGTTGGTAGAGCAACTGATTTGTAATCAGTAGGTCCGCGGTTCGAATCCGTGAAGCGGCACCATTAACAAAAAGGAAAAATAAAATGAAAAGAGACTTACAAATTCCAAAGGTAACATTTAGAACCAGAGAAGGTGATGAAGTAGAAACTGATGGTGGTTGTGCAATTGGTGGACAATGGATTAACAAAACAACTGACGATTACTTTAAAGGTAAAAGAGTAGTATTGTTTAGTTTACCTGGAGCATTTACTCCAACTTGTTCTTCACAACAACTTCCTGGATTTGAACAGGAATATGAAAATATTAAAAGCATGAATATAGATGAGATTTATTGTGTATCAGTAAATGATTCTTATGTAATGAATGCTTGGGCTGAACATATGAAAATAAAAAATGTAAAGATGATACCAGATGGTTCAGGTAACTTTACAAGATTCATGGGAATGTTAGTTGGTAAAAATCATCTAGGTTTTGGAAACAGAAGCTGGAGATATATGTGTGTTATTAATAATGGCGAAATTGAGAAATGGTGGCAAGAGCCAGGTATCAATAACGAAGGATTAGATGATGACCCTTACATTGAATCAACACCAGATAACATGATAAAGTATTTACAACAGAAGGTTAGTTAAATGAGAATCAAGCCTGATATCAAGTTAGATTATAAAGATGTATTATTAGAACCTAAAAGATCAAAACTTACATCACGTAGAGACGTTGAGATGGAAAGAGAATTTTCTTTTATAAACTCGGGTAGGACATATACAGGAGTACCAATTATGGCCGCTAACATGGACGGCGTTGGTACATTTTCAATGGCAAAAGTTTTGCAAAAACATAGAATGATTACTGTAATGCGAAAACATTATACAGTTGAAGATTGGGATAATGCTGTTGGCAACGGAATAAAATTAAAATATGTTTCAATATGTACAGGTACAGGTAAAATTTGGAGTGAAGAAGCACAAGATTATACAGTAATGCGTGAAGTTCTCAATAGGTATCCAGATATCAAATTTATAACAGTTGATGTTGCAAATGGTTATCATCAAAACTTTATAGACTTTGTTAAAAAAGTTAGAGATGAATTTCCTGATAAAACTATTATTGCTGGTAATGTTATTACAGCAGGAGCCACCGAAGAATTAATTCTAAGTGGTGCCGACATTGTAAAATGTGGTATTGGTCCTGGATCTGTTTGTACAACTAGATTAATGACAGGTGTTGGTGTTCCGCAACTATCAGGTATTATTGAATGTGCCGATGCGGCACACGGTGTTGGTGGACAAGTTATTGCTGATGGTGGTTGTGTATATCCAGGTGATGTAGCAAAAGCATTTGCGGCCGGATCTGATTTTGTAATGCTAGGTGGTATGTTAGCTGGGCATGATGAATCAGAAGGAGAAGTTAACAACGGTAAAATTGAATTCTATGGTATGAGTTCAGATGCCGCAATGAGTAAACATGGTTCACGTAAAGATGGTTATAGAGGTGCTGAAGGTAAGGTTGTAAGATTACCATACAAAGGACCAGTTGAAGCAACTGTAACTGAAATACTAGGCGGTGTTAGATCTGCCTGTACATATATAGGTGCAAGTAAGATTAAATATATGCCTAAGTGTGCAACTTTCGTACAAGTAAACAATCAGGTAAATCAAGTGTTTAATCAGTACGAGGGGTAATAATGGCAGTAAACAAAGAAAAAGTTACTTGGATAAAACACTGGTGTGATAAAACATTTAGTTTTAAAACAACAAGAAATCCAGGATTCAGATTCGCTAATGGTGAGTTTTCATTAATTGGTATGATGATAGATGGTAAGCCTAAACTGAAAGCATATTCTTTCGCATCAGCTAATCATGAAAATGAATTAGAATTTTTATCTATAAAATTAGAAGATGGACCTCTAACATCAAAATTACAACATATTCAAGTAGGTGACGAAGTTTTAATTAATACAAAATCTACCGGAACACTAGTAATTGATTATTTAGAACCAGGACGTAATTTATATTTGATTGCTACAGGAACCGGGTTGGCTCCTTTCTTAGGTATCATAAAAGATCCTAAAACATACGAAAGATTTAAAAATGTTGTACTTACTCATACAGTACAATATGAAAATGAGTTAGCATATCATGATGAACTAAACTCTTTTAATGAAAAATGGAAACAAGTAACACAAGGAAACTTTAGATACTTTAATACATTGACTCAGCAAGATTGGCCACGTAAAGGTAGAATTACGGAATGGATAAAAAATAATCGATTATTTTCTGAAACAAGAGGCCAAGCACTAGATGTAGAACAAGATAGATTTATGATATGTGGGTCAGAAGGACTTAATCACGACTTAATGGATCATTTTGATTCGTTGGGCATGAAAGAAGGAAGTACAAAAGAATTAGGTACATACGTTGTTGAAAAAGCATTTGTAGGATCAAGATGAAAACAAATGAATTACTATTAGCTTCTGATCACAGAGGCATGGAACTTAAAGATAAAATTAATAATTGGATTTGTCCTCTTGATGAAGAAGAAGGTACAAAACTTAATATTGCGGTAATGCACGATATTGGTGTGTACAGTGATAAAAAGAAAGTTGACTATCCTGATATTGCAAATAAATTTGCAGATGAAATGTCTATAACTTCACACGGTGTGATTGTTTGCGGGTCAGGATTTGGCGTTAATATAGCAGTTAACAGACATAAGCATATTAGAGCGGCAACTTGTAGAACAGTTAAAGAAGTTGAAATGGCTCGAAAACATAATAATATAAATGTACTTTGTCTAGGTGCAGATTTTACTTCACCTGTGCAGGCATTTAAAATGGTTCGGGCTTTTTTCTTAACAAAGTTTGAAGGCGGCAGGCATTTAACTAGAATCAAAAAACTATCCTAAATATATATACAAATTCATATATGTAGCTCATTAAATACATATATGAGAGACTGGAATCAAACAGAAATACTAAAACTAGATATTACTACTCATTGTAATGCTGGGTGTCCGCTTTGTACAAGAACAGACAAAGTAACAGGTAAAAAGGTAGACTTCTTACCTTTAACTCATGTCAATACAAATAATATTTTAGATTGGGTATATCAAGCCTCTGAAAATAATATGACAGGTATTGAATTAGTAGGCGAATGGGGTGATCCTATGATGCACCCTGATATTGAAAAAATTATAGAATATGCATCTAGTCAAGACATGGAGATTTCTATTGATACTAATGGTGGCATAAGAAACACAGAGTTCTGGACTAGAATAGGGTCTTATAAAAAATTATGTGTGGCGTTTGGTATGGATGGTTTTGATCATGCAACAAGTTCTAGATATAGAATAGGTGTAGACTTTAATAAATCTCTAGCAAATTTAGAAGCATTTTCTACAGAATCAAACAAACACAGAAAAGGACAAATATCAAATGCAAGGTGGCAATTTCTCTTGTTTGATTATAATTTAGATCATGTTGATAACATAGCAGAATATTGTGATAAAAACAACATCTGCTTTGAGCTTAGAATAAATGACAGATCATATAAACATAAAATAGAACCAGGTACTAATGATTATAACTTTTATACAGAAAAATACAAACAGTATAAACATTTACAAAATAAGGTAGTAGCATAATGAAAATAAAGTGTTATTCTGAATCAATACTGGTTGATTATGATGGTACAGTATGGCCATGTTGTCACGTTCTGGCCAGACAAAAAGTAAAAAAATCAAATGGAACTAGGAGCAAATATATAGACAGTTTACCAAAAGATTGGAACAATTTAAAAAAACATAAATTGAAAGATATATTGAAACACGAAGCATACACTAAACATTTCAATGAAGCTCATTGGAATGATGAAAATAAAGCTGATCCAATATGCAAAAAGATATGCGATAAAGAAAAAGGTCGTTCTTTGTGGAATACTGTTATAAAATACAACAATGATAAATTAGAACAAAGTAAGGAAACATAATGACAAAATTAAATATACTTTGGGCGTCAATGTGGGGAGCCGCAGAAGATGTTGCAAAAATGACAGAAGAAAAAGCAATTGAGCAAGGTCTTGAAGTCAATATGATGGAAATGAATTCAGTAACAATGCAAAATTTACAAACAATGGACAATGTTGCTATTGTAACTTCAACAACAGGACATGGCGATTTACCTACTAATGGTGAAGCCTTTTATTCTCAACTACAAAAAACAGACTTAAAATTTGAAAATGTAAAGTATAGTGTTTGTGCTTTAGGAGATACCAGCCATAAAGATTTTTGTGGAGCAGGTAGAAAAGTTGATACAATTTTATCTGAACTAGGTGCCACATCTATTGTACCAAGACATGAATGTGACGGCGATGATTATGGCTCAGATCAGTGGGCAGACCATTTAATAAAAACAATAAAAGGTTAATTACAATTAAAAATTCTATGTACACAAAAGGAACAATACCAGTTGACGCTCCTTTTAAAGAGGACTACAATACTCTTCTAGGTATCACAGGCAACGCCATATACAATGGTGAAACAATGGACCATTTAATAAACACAGAATTTTTTAAAAGTATTGCTGACAGAGAACTTAATATTACAAAAGAATATTGCGAATATGCAAGACATTGGATTACAACATCAAAGCTAAACAACTTTACAGGAATTGAAGATTTTCCTCATGCTTATCCATCAGTAGGGGTTAGCCATCAGTTAGATGAGTTACACTATTATTGTTTAAGAAATAACTTAAGATTAAGAATGTTTAAAGGCGAGTTTCCTTACAACTACGATAGACATAATTTTAAGTTTGGTGAAGACTGGGTTGAAAATGGTCCACTGGAAAAAAATGATTTATTATTAGTGAGTGTACCTTTTAGTGCCAATGGTAACAAACCAAATCGTTTTGAAGAAACACTTGACGAAGCAGAAACAAAAGGTGTAAAAGTATTTTTAGATATTGCATGGTTTGGTACTTGCAACGGAATAGATATAGCACTAAATCATCCTGCTGTTGAGTGGGTTGGCTTTTCTACAACAAAAAGTTTGAGCTGTGGTGACTATAGGAACGGAGTAAGATTTAGTAGGCATCCGTATAATGATAGTTTATCTATTACTGCCAAATGGGGGCATGGTGTACATTTAAATAATGCAATAGGTTTAGAACTTATGCAAAACTTTTCTCCAGATACACAATGGAACAAGTACAATAAAAAAGCAAAGCAAGTATGTGAACATTATGGATTAACATTATCAAATGCAGTTCACATAGCAATCGGCGGGCCTGGGTGGGAATACTTTTCACGTAACGGAACTTATAATAGAGTCAACATCAGATACGCAGTTAAAAAGTTAAAGTTATAAATATACTAAAACCAAACAAGGAATAAAATATCATGTATGAGTACAATGCAAAATTAACAAAAATAGTTGATGGTGATACTATAGATGTTGAAATAGATCTAGGATTTAGCATTTGGCATAAAGCTAGAGTGAGAATGGTAGGTATTAATGCACCTGAAACAAGAACCAGAGATCTTGAAGAAAAGAAACTTGGGCTGAAAGCAAAGGCAAGATTAAAAGAACTACTATCAAAAGAAATTATATTAAAAACACAACTAGATAAAAAAGGTAAGTTTGGCAGAGTACTTGGTGAAATTTTTGTAAATAAAACTAACATTAATAAACAACTATTGAAAGAAGGCGTGGTAAGGAAATATGACTGAAAACAACTTAGACAAAGGAGTAGATAGATTCTACTCAAGATTTAACTACAAAGAAGATACATTTAATTCTCACACTGAAAGTTCTTATAATCTTGTAGACGAGATTAATGCACTAGACCCAAAATTAGTAATTGATGTAGGATGTGGTGGAAATCATCTCAAAGGTAAAATACAAAATTTAATTGGAGTAGATGCGGCCAAATACGAAAAAGCTGATATACAAGCCACACATGATGAACTACCAAATATATTTAAAGATAATTGTGCTGATGTAGTACTAGCATTAGGCAGTATCAATGTTGGTGATAAGCCAAGAATTTACAGACATTTAGAAAAAGTAATTAATTTATGTAAGCCAGGCGGAATAATTGTTATGAGAAACAGACTGGCTGGCGAAGAAGCAACAGTATTTCCAGAAGGAAAAAAAAATTTCAAACACGAACTTGGTATACATTGGTATCCTTGGACGTTAGATGAAATTCACCAAGCAACTGAAACATTTAAAACAAGAGTTGAGTATTACAAAGAACCTGTGTATGAACGAGCTATGCACAAAGTTCATTGGTCGGGATTAAAAAATAAAAGAATGTTGCTAGGTGTTTATTGGTGGAAAAAACTTTAAGTTTTTCTTGCCGCGATACAATTAGGTCCAAACTCCATACCTTCATCAAACCAATCTGATTTTCTTTTAAAAGAAACATTCTGATAAGTTTTAAGACTTTTCTTTCTAGGACAAGTCCATATCCATTTACAGTTTTCTTTCTTTGCTTGATGTATAGTTTCTTGTAAAAGTATTTGACCTATTTTTTTACCTCTAAAACTTTGATTGACCCATTAGTCCTCTCTACGGTAAGTGGTATCGTCAGTTCTATGTCCGCTGTTAACACCAACAATTTCTTTTGAGAAAGGATCACGTACTCCAAAGAAAGTTGGTTTATATTTTTTATAGATTTCCATATCAGTATCAATATAGTCAGGTTGAATCCAGGTCATTGAACTCATCTGTTTGATGGGTGTTCTTCTTCCGGGCCATAATTCTTTACGCCATACTTCTTCAATTTCTTCCCATGTCAGTTCGTCATCAACTTGATATATTTCGTTTGGAGATATATTTGATATTAGTACAGCTTTCCAGTTTGGTACGGATCTACAATCATCATCTATTTCAAAAGAACTGTAAGCTCTTGATCCGTCAACAGCTTCACTTTGATGATGCCACTGATTTTTATTATTGATTAACGTAGTATGAATAAGATTCATAAAGTTGACTTTATTAAAGTTTATTCTTTTGTTTCTATTGTATTCTGTATCTACTAATCCATAACCTAATTTTCTCATATCAAAAGCTAGTAAATGATCAAGTACATATATTCTTTCAGATTTTACATTTGATAATGCCTTAGCACAACCTCTACCAAGAACAGCAATAGTCACATTTTTATCAGTTTCTAGTAAGTTCCACATTTTTTTATTAAGCGATTCATCTTTTGGATATTTTTTATCAGCAGTCATTATAATAAAGTTAGAATGATAAGGATATAAATTTTTAACAAAATAATCTGCTACCTTTTCATTTTCTAGAAAAACAACTTTATCAAAGTTAATTGGTATACCATTTAATATATTAGACACTATATTTCTCCTTTGCAGGTATACCCATACCTTCTGTTGGGAATCTCCAAGAGATATCACTCCAATCTTTAAAATGTTTTCTTCCTATCTCATATAAACAAAATTTCTTTGTACCATCATCGGCATACTTTGCCTCCCATGGAATATTCAATAGATAATTCGAAACATCATAATCACTATAAAAGTTAAACCATGAGTTCATAGTATCTTGTGTTTGTGGCCATAATCTGTGTATAGCAAAACTTGGAAACTGAAAATTAAAATATTTGTAAGCATCGGGCTTGTCAGTTCTTTTGATAGCATCTCTGAAGTATTCAAATATATATTGAAAGCCTACGCCGTTCATTAAGTCATCTCCCCACATTTCTCTTGTAGTAGGAACCACATTATGCTTTTTACCATATATATGATGTATATGTAGATATAAATTTATAATGTCATCATCATGAATGTTATCACGATTGTTAGCAAGGTAGGTTCCAAACTTGTGAGCTTGTTGTCCTGGACAACCAACTTCGCCTGTGATTTTATATCCAGGATGATTTTTTACAGAATGTCTTTTTACAGGAAAAGTTGAGTCATTCCATAGCTCATAGAAAACATCATCTTCACCTACAATCATTCCTGTATAATCAATTTCATAGTGATTAACAGGCCAACCTAATTCTTGTTTATAAAGTTTACATTGTTGGTCGTCAATGCTATGACTATTTCTCTCACTAGTAATATGTACTAGACGTGGATTATATCCAAGCTCATGCATAAGCATAGCCACCCACGCACTATCTTTACCACCACTCAAACATATAGCAGACTTTGATAAATCAACTTTTTTACTTGCATTAACAAATAGTTCAAAACCTTTTTCACTATCAAATTTTTGCATTGGCTCATTTAGTATGTCACTGTATCTATAACTCTTATCGCCTTTTACATAGTGTTCTGCTTCAACTGATTTTATTTCGTTATACTTGGTAAAAGGACCAACAGTATGAGTTTTTAAAATTTTCATCTGTTGTTCAAAAATTCTGTCTATAGTTTTTCTAGGAGTCATTTCCATTACAGATCTGTAAAGCGGTGAAATAACGTTATCGTTGTAATATAGATTTGTACTACAATAATGATCTACACAGCCAATCCAATCGTCTCCATTAATATAAACGAAAGCAAATTGTCCTCTTATCTTTTCTGGAAACTTTTTCTTGATTAATGTGGATAGAATATATTTGTCATCAAGATTAGTATATCCGTAGATATAAAGTTTAGCATCGCCCTTCTCTATTAGGCGAAATTTTTGTTTTTCATTAGAATTGATAAATTCCACGTTATTTCCTCTTTACTTTATTTATACTCTTGTATATTATAGTGGGTGTTAATTATCATTAACATAGCATATAATCAATATAAACACAATATTAAATATCTCAAGTTAATAGAAAAAGCCTTAAAAAGCGAAGGAGTAAACAATGAAAAAATTAACAATAACAACACTTTTAGCGGCATCAATCATTGCAATTTCATCGATTGCTAATGCTGACACAAAAGTGAAAGTCAATGGTCAATTCAACTACAAATACAGTAATGATGAAGATTCAAATGGTACATCAGTATCAAAATTAGAAAATCAAGGATCTAGAGTTGGCGTAAGTGTAACACAAAGTATGGGCGAAGGCCTTGAAGGTTTTGGTAAGTTTGAATTTGGAGTAGATACAGAAGATACAGGATCTAATCCGTTAGACTCACGTCTAGGATATGTTGGATTGAAACATGACAGCCTAGGTGCTTTATCTGTTGGTAGACAATCATCACCGTTCTTTGATAATGTTGGTGGTCTAGTTAAACAGTTTGAAGCATATGGTCAAAACTCTGTTCAAAAATCTTTCAAAAGAGATATCAGTACAGCCAAATATAGTGTTGGCTTTGGTGGGGTAGAACTTACTGGATTAGTAAAGATTGATGGTGCTTCAGGCGAAGACGGAACAGATATAGCAGAAGGTACAGTAACATATAAACTTGGCGAAGGTATTTCAATCGCTGATTTTGGTGATACAAAAGTTACAGCTGGTATGTCAAGAAATCATGCATCAAAATATGACGTATACGGTTTTGGATTTAATCTAGATGGTAGAGTGATTGGCATGGACCGTGTATCAATTGGATATGCACACACAATCAAAGATCCAACAACAGGGTCAGACAAAACTGGTAATGAATATATTGGTTCATATCAAATGACTGACAAATTGAAATTACTTGGTGGTTATGGAAAAATTAAAGATGGTAATACATACATGACTGCAGGTACTCAGTATAGTATCAATAAGAAAGTAACTCTTTATACAGAGTTTCAATCTGTGGACGTAAACAGTGGCACTGATACAACTGGAATTTCAACAGGAATAAAATTTAAATTTTAAGTTGACAAACCAGTTGTAATTTAGTACTATAATGAAGATGAAATACAAAAAAGGAGATCTCAAATATGTATAAATTTATTTTATCATTTGTTGCGGCAGTAATGTTTACCGTTTCAGCTACAGCAGAAACTCTTGTACTTCAATATCCGGGCAATCCAGGTAAGGGCGGTACAGCTTTTTGGGGTGACACAGTAATGGCTGAGCTTAATGCGAAGCTGGAAAAATACGGTCACACTATTGTACCAAAATACCTAGCAGGACAGAGAGGTAAAAAGAGTCTTAAAGAATACGCCAAGAATGGTGTAAATGATCCTAGAGTCTTAGTTATTGCACATGGTGGTAACGGAGAAGCATATCTACTAGAAGACATTGGTGGATTTGACTATCGTAAGTATGCACCAGTGTTAGTAATGAATACTGACATTTGGGTATCAATTAATTCATCAGCTGATTTCAAAAATCAAATGATGACATTTCCAAAGACAGGTGGAACAGGGTTTGCGGCAGACATGGTCGCAGTAGGTCTAATTATGTGTGGACCAGACCAAACTACAACTGTTGATGACTTTATCGCTTGTACAGATGAACGTCTAAGATTTATCAAAGGATTTGGTGGATCAGGCGGTCACGGTGACAGACGTATTGCATTCAACAATGGTCAACTTGATTCTACAAGGGACACACCTCAAACTTCAATGCGTTTTTATCAAGACGGTTATGACTCAGGCAAATTAAGAGTATGGTTTGCTCACGGTATCGTTGATAGTAAAAATGGTGGAGTAGGTCCTGATATTAATGCACCAGCTGGTGTACAAAGTTTTCCGGAAGTATACGAAAGTGTATGGGGCGTGGCGCCGTCAGGAATTGTTTATGATGCCTATGTAGCCTTCCAAGGTTATAGAGATGGTTTCCAAAAAACAATTTGGACAGCACCAAATTCACCTTATCTAGCAGATCTTAATTCGGCAATCGCTGATCTATTTGCTGACAAAGAAGCAATGGCACGATTGGATAAGAAGCTTGGTAAATTCGAATGGTTAGCAGGTGACGATGTGAATGCTCACAGCGATTACTTGTTATCATTGGTGACCGAGGATAAACTTAACACACTTGTTGAGTTGGCTCAGAGGCTGTTTGGTTATTCAGATGCGTATGTTAAAACCGAACTTCTAAAGTAAGCTACACTAAAAAAGGCGCTACGGCGCCTTTTTTTTTAGGTAGACAAATACAATTTAACAAAGTAATATAATATAAGTTCTAAGGAGGAACATCAATATGAAAAAAATAGCAATAGCAATGTTATTCTCTCTAATGTTTTCTTTTCAAGCAGTAGCAGAGACATTCACTTACGTAGTTCCAGCTGGCCCAGATGGCGGCAATGGTAAGTGGGCACAAAATTTTGTGAAACAATGGGACAAAAAACTACAAGCATATGGCCACAACATGGTAATAAGATATCTACCAGGTCAACAAGGTAGAAAAGCAAACTCAGAATGGCAAAAGAATATGTCCAGTGATCCAACAGTGGTAGTACAAAGCTCAGGTGGATTTATTGGATGGTTAACAAAGCCAGATGGTTGGGCAGGTTTCGATCCAATAAAAAATGTTGATACAATTGGTCTTCAACTTCAAGGAACATTTGTGTTCTTAAAGTCTGGAGTAAATCCAGAAACAGATAATCCAGCAGTACACATTGATGGTGGTTCAGAAGTGTTGGTTGACATAATGGGTCATGCACTAATGGTATGTGGTAATCAATCTGTTGATGAAACAATCGCTTGTATGAAATCAACAATGAGACTAGTAAAAGGCTTCAAAGGTTCTGGTGAAAGACGTCAAGCATATCTTGTAAATCAATTACAGATTTCAAGAGATGGTTTTGCACACAAAAGAAAAACATACAAAGATGAACTTAAAGCTGGTAAAACAGTCGTATGGTATTCACATGGTACAGTAAACAACAATGGTGACATGATAGCAGATCCTAATGAGCCAGAATCATGGTTCAATGATGCTTTCGTGGCCAGATGGGGCGAACAACCATCAGGTGAATTTTACGATGCTTACAACTTGATTATTAAAGCTAGATCAAGTATGGGTAAATCAGTCTACACAATGAAAAACAATCCTAACAAAGAAATTCTTATTAAAGCATGGAATGATGTACTTGCAGACAAAGAAGCAATGAAAATTCTTACAAAGAAGTTAGGAAAGTATGATTGGAAATTAGGTGATGAAGCACAAACTATTACTCAGAAAGTTTGGGCAACTTTGAATCCAGATACTTACTTAAATGTAATAAAAATAAGACAAGCATTTGGTGAAAAAGCAAAAATTAGACCAGAGCTGGCTGAATAATGGAATGGCTGGTAGCATTACCGGTAGTAGCTCAATGGGCCATCATGTTGATAGCAGGTATCATCTATGGTGGCATCATTGGGCTGATTCCATCAGCAGGTCCAGGCAAAGCAGTTATTCTACTCTTTGTTATTGTATCGTATTTTGATTTTCCAGGCGCCAATTACCTATTTGTACTATTCAGTATAGCCACGGTTGTATCTTGTAGTATAGGTGATTCGTTTGCAGGTGTACTCTTAGGTATACCAGGTGCCAGTGGAGCCGCCGCAACAATGGTCGACGGTTTTCCATTAGCAAAACAAGGTAGGGCTTCTTACGCCTTATCATCAGCATTATTTTGTTCAACAGTAAATGGTTTATTATTTGGATTGCTAGGTATGGCAATCATTCCTTTCTACGGAAAGATAAGTCAATATGTAGGAGTACCAGAAATATTTGGTATGGTATGTTTAGCCTTTGCACTTATATCTACAGTAACAACAAAAAACACAATAAGAAGTTTATGTGCAATTGGTCTTGGACTATTCATTGGTTCCATAGGTTATGGAATGATGGGAGAAGTAAGAAACACATTTGGTTGGGAATATTTAGAAGATGGCATACCGGTTGTAATTGTAGCCGCCGGATTATTTGCATTACCAGAATTATATGAAGCCATGGTAACAAACTTTAAAATAGCAAAAATTGATAATAAAACTCATAATAGACAAACATGGGAAGGTATATATTCAGTTTGGAAACATAGGTGGTTAGCACTTATGGGTGGTGCAATTGGTTGGGTAGTTGGTATCCTACCAGGTACAGGTGGTGGTGTTGGCGACTGGTCAGCATATTCGGCCACTGTTGCAACAAACAAAAAAGAAGAAGTTCCATTTGGAAAAGGAAACATCAAAGGAGTAATCGGCTCTGAAGGAGCAAATAACTCTGGTAAAATGGGCGGATTACTCCCTACTATCATGTTTGGTATACCAGGCGGTAAGATGTATGCTATATTAATGGCACTATGGTTGTATGTAGGGTTTGAAGTAGGTAACTCTTCTATTATGAATGACCAGGCTTTTATTAGTCACTTGCTAGGTGGCTATATGTTAGGTACTCTATTCGCAGGTATACTAATGATTGCTTTCGCAAGACAATGTACAAAAATTGTTTATTTCCCTGCAAGGTATTGGATGCCACCAATGTTAGCACTAACAATATGGGCAGTATTGGCATCTCGTTATTATGTAAATGTATGGGAAGACTTATTAATGCTATGTGTATTTGGTATTATAGGTTTTATTTGTAGGCATTGGAAGTTTTCAAGACCTGGTTTGCTAATGGCTTATATTCTATTTGAAAGAATAGAAACCAGTGTATATCAATTGACAGGTATATTTTTCTGGAAAGACTTGAAAGCATTTGACCACTTTACATCAACATTTAGTTTTGATAAAATATCTCAGAACTATTTCTTAAACAATGGAATCTGGGTGCAACATCCAATTATGTCATTCTGTTTAGTATGTTCTATATTATTATTAATTTATGGAATATTCAGTAAAAATAAAAATATGGATTATGCATAATGGATAAAAAACAAGCCAAAGAGCTCAAAGATCAAATGGATAGAATAGAAAAGAAGTTTGACGAGCTCAATGGTAAGTTAGATAAACATATAGAGTTTATTGATGAAGTTTATTCAGGATTGAGAAATCCTATAAAAGCCGCTTCTAGATTTTTTGACAAAAAGAAAATTTTCTAATTGTACTAACAATACATTTTAATTATAAACGGGTTTTAATTCTACAGTGATAAATAGACTAAAACAATGGAGAACAATATGTCAGAAGAAGCAGTACAAGAAGCACCAAAGACAGCAAATCCAAAACTTGATGGTCTCGTAGAAGAGCTATCAAAACTAACAGTCTTAGAAGCATCTGAGCTTTCTAAAATGCTGGAAGATAAATGGGGTGTATCAGCATCAGCAATGATGGCACCAGCGGCCGCAGGAGCAGTAGGCGGAGCACCAGCAGAAGAAAAAACAGATTACGCAGTATGGTTGAAGTCTTATCCAGATGATAGAAAGATTGCGTCTATCAAGGCAGTTAGGGCGGAAGTAGGTTTAGGTCTTAAAGAAGCTAAAGAATTTGTTGAAGGAGCACCAAAAGAAATTAAAGGTGATCTTTCCAAAGAAGATGCTGAAGCTTTTAAGAAAAAATTCGAAGCTGAAACAGGTGCTGAAATTGAAATCAAGTAAATATAGTTATGAAAGCACAGGATTCGAGGTCACAGGAGATTCAATCTTTTTTATCTGAAAATGGATTACCTGCAAACTTTTGTATAGCACCTTGGATTAATGGAGATCTAGATCAACTAGGAACAATATTCGCTTGTCATCGATATGATGATAAGAAACTACCTCTAGGCAACTGGAAAGATCAATTATTTTCAGAAGAGTTTAATAGTAAGAACTATCAAAAACTTAGAGGTATGTTCCATAACAATGAAAAACCTAGATCATGCCAAACTTGTTGGGACAAAGAAGATTATGGTAATTTTTCAACAAGACATGAATTCCTAGAAGACTTTGTTAGAGACTGTAAAGAAAATGATCCTAAAGCTCTAGCAGTCTTAGAAAAAATAAAATCCAAAAATATAACAGCAGAAGTATCTGATATTGACAGGCTTGAGGTTAGAAAAAGTATTCTGTGTAATTTACAATGTCGACATTGTGGTGCAGAAAGTTCAAGCAAATGGTTATCGGTTTACAAACAAGATCCTACAATAGGTGACTGGAGTCTCGGAGTTCCAAAAACAGAAGAAGATTATAAATGGTTGTTATATTTTAAAAACCAAGTTATGGACGAGTACCTACGTGATGTACTTGATGTTTCCAAATACTGTAGAATTATTCAATTTTCCGGAGGCGAACCTTTAATAGAACCAGCACACGCAGAGTTTGTAAAAGAATTACATCACAATGCAAAAGATATACAACTTGATTACAATTCAAATTTAAATGTAAAAGAATCTATTATAGAAAAATTTGCTGAACTATGGAAACCATTTAGAAAAATATTAATGAGAGTTAGTATTGATGCTGATAAAAAAACTTATGAGTACTTTCGAGAAGGAAGTAAAACACCGTTGCTAGAAAAAAATGTTAAAAAGTTACACGAGTTAACTAGCAATGTTTTAATGACAGGAACTTGTACCACAACAAATCTTAACGTAATTAGATTTCCAGATGTAATAGATTGGTGGCTTGAATTAGGATTATTATTTCATACAAGTGTGGTGCAGTTTAACCAAGGTGTAAATCCAAGATTTTTACCAAACAGTTTAAAAAAGTTAGCAAGAATAAACTTTGATACTTACTTATCTGGATTTGATCAAGAGTATGCAATTTCTAAACATGAGATTTGGAAGAACGATAAAATGTGGAAACAGATGTTGAGAAGAGTACACAAACACGGATATCAATCTTTAGATTATATGGACGGTGGAGAAGACAGAGGAGACCGTTTTCCTGAAGTAGCAGTTGACTATTTGGTAAGAATGGACAAGCTATTCAACACAGACGTATTAGAGTTATACCCAGAATTTGATCAATGGAAACAGGATTTTATTGACAAACGAAGTGAGATTAAATATAATAAAGTTAGTAGGCGGGTGTAGCTCAGTGGTAGAGCGTCTCGTTGCCAACGAGAAGGTCATGGGTTCGAACCCCATTACCCGCTCCAGAAAGGTAGAAAATGAAAAAACATACATTTGCATCATTAGGAATATTAAATTCAGAAGGTGATACACTTGAAGAAAAAATATCAAATTTCTTTAAAGACAATCCATATCCTTATGAAAGATTTATTTCTCATACTAAAAGTTCATTAAATCTTGTTGACAAAATTAATGAACTTAATCCTACATTAGTAATTGATGTTGGTTGCGGCGGTAATCATTTAAAACACAGAATTAAAAATTTAGTAGGTATAGATATTGCTCCTTACCCTACCGCTGATATAAACGTAGGTATAAGAGATGCAGATAAAATTTTTAAGCCTGGGTGTGCTGATGCAGTAATGGCATTGGGTTCAATTAACATAGGTGGTGATACACAAATATACCAACAACTTAATTTTTGTAAAAAATGGTTAAAGCCTGGAGGACTGTTTGTTATGAGAGTTAGAGTAGTAGAAGAAGAGGTTGACAATGGAAACAAAACAGATAAAACACTACACTATGACTGGCAGAAGAAAGATGTTAAATACTTTACAAAGAAACTTAGAGATCTTACTGTGGTTAGTGAGGTAGAAGAAGAGATTGCAATGGGTAAAAATGGCCAAGATATTAAATGCTTGGTATGGGTATGGAGAAGAAATGATGTTTAAAACTTATCACTTTGACAAATGGAGAAAAGATAAAGAAGGCGACTTCTTTAAAGTAGTAGGACAATTTAGTGCCGACTTCACAGATGAGATTGAAATAGCTAGAGCTTCAAAATTAAAAGCAGGTGCTTACAATAAACAAAACTATGGACACGCGGCCAATCCTGCATCTACAGTAGATGGTGTTTATCATGCAGTTGAAGACGCTGATAACCCAGATGGTGATCCAAAAGCAGAAATGTTTCACTTATACAAATACGAAGAAGATGAAAGATTAGTAAAATTTAGAGCAGTAGCAGAATGGTTTGAACTAGACAAAGACAAAAAGTATACTTGGAAGTTCCATGATCAGAAACCTAATCAGCAACTGATGGTACATATTGATAACTTGCCAGGTGAGCCAAGAAAAGACAGAGTTATTGATAATCCTGAATTTAAATATGCTAAAGACAAAGTAAGATTTCTTGTATTCCTAAATGATTGGGAACCAGGACAGTTATTTCAGTTTGGTAACTATATGCATACTCAATGGAGAGCAGGAGATATTGTTACTTGGGAATGGTCAACACTACCACACGCAACGTGGAATGGGTCGTGGAAGAAGAGGCCAGCACTACAAATTACAGGTACAGCTACAGAAAATACATGGAAAAAGATCAAAGAAGGTTCTAGAGATAATCTAATTCTTATATAGGATATAAATACTAGTATGAAAATAAAAGAGGTTACAAATGAAGGTCCAATTAACTTTGCTAGAAATATAGTAGGCGGAACAGCTAGAACTATAAGTCAAGCAAGACAACAGTACAAACAAGTAGGTACAGGTGGACCAGATACTGATCGTTTTGCTAATCAAAGATTAGGCACATTAGCCAAATCTGCGGTAAAAAACTTTGGTGCAAACTACAGACAAGCACAGGCACAAGGTCAAGCAGATAAAATTAATACAGCTTTACAAAAATATACAGATGCACTAGTTAAGAAAGTAAGTTCCACAGTTATGGCTTCAAATCAAGGTAAGCCACCTTTAGTTAAAGGACAAGACGCACAAGGTAATCCAAAAGCAGTTCCAATGGATTACAACAAACAATTACCAGCGGCAGACGTAGTTCTTACTCTAAAGAATTTAGGATTTTGGGATTATGTTCCTGCAAAGATTATGCCTAAGTTCCAAAGTGGTCAGCCATATCCAAGAAAAGATTTAGAAAACGATATGAGACAAACAGTAGATAATTGGAACAAACAAACACTTGGTGGTACCAGAAAAGATGTTGATGTAGATCCAGACGTTGATGGTGGAGGTATCACAGTTGATCCTGCTGATCCAAATGCAAATCCACCTAAGCCAACTTCAACAACAAAAACCGGCAAAGCTAATTTTTCTAAGAAAAATCTTTAATCTTCAAAGTCAGTTTCGGTAGCAGACATTAATTTTTCTTTAATAGAAATACATGGCCCTTTTTATGACTTATAAATACTAGAGATGCAAATTAACAAGAATAAACTAAATTGGATCCAACTAGATATCACAGCAAGGTGTCAAGCTATGTGTCTTGAATGTGCTCGTAACATAGACGGCAAAGACGTAAACCCTTTTATTGGTAAACCTCACAGTTGGGATATGCCTCTTGATGTCATTAAAAAAGCAGTTACTCCTGAAATGCTGTCTAATAATTTACAGAAAATTTTGTTTAATGGCAACTTCGGAGACCCTTGTATTCATCCGCAGTTTTTAGATATTTGTCAATACATTGTTGATCATGCACATAAAGATTTAAGATTAAATATTTCAACCAATGGAGCAATGTTTGACTCAGAATACTGGACAAAGGTTGGTGATGTGTTGAAAAATATAACACACGGTGTTATATTTGGTATAGATGGACTTGCAGATACCCATCATATTTATAGAAGAAATACAAAGTATGAAAATGTGATCAATAATGTTAAGGCTTTTATTGATGCAGGTGGTCATGCAGATTGGCAATACATTGTATTTGATCATAACAAACATCAAGTAGAAGAAGCAAAACAAATTGCCAAAGAAATAGGATTCAACAGTATATTTTTTAGAGGTTTGACAACCGGATCCGGCGCCGCAAGAAATTTTACCAAAGCGGTTAACAAACACAAAGATGGCGGAATGGGTGCAAAAACAAAAAAGAACAATGAAGTAGTTGTTCACATTGATGGTCGCAAAGGATATCAAGAAGCAAAAAAAATTGTAGGTGAAGCACCAAAAGACTTTTTAGACACAGCAAACATATCTTGTCAGTATTACAATTCCAAAGGTATGTATGTTGAGTATGATGGTACTGTGTGGATGTGCTGTTGGACAGGTGATATGCATAAACGTAAAAATCAACTGTTTGGCATGGACAAAATATCACAAGAATGGAAACACATTACAAAACGTTTTGGCAAACATTTTAACAATCTACACTATCATTCATTTGATGACATACTCAATCATGAGTTCTTTGTCAGCTATTTAGACAAGACTTTTAACAGCACCAGAAATGATCCAGACACTCCTAGATTAGACACTTGTGCAAAGACGTGTGTATGGGGGAAGAATTTTGTATAAATGGCACAAGAAAGTTAATAAGTAATTTTTAATAATTTTTTGAAATGTGGTGCAAAAAATGTATCAACAGCTTCTTTGTTAAATTTGTGTTGTACATGAGCTCTGTCAACAGTAAAAGAATCATGTACGTCTTTTTGATATTTTGTTTTTAGATATTGAAAATAGCTTTGATTTTGTAGTCCATCTACTATTTTTATTTGATCATCACATTTTTTCTTAATATTCCAAGCCTGTTTGTTTTTTTTTAAGAACAAAAAGTCTTTGTTTGACCAAGGAAACCAGTATACTGGTATATTATGTTGTTCAAGATACTCTGTCATTTGAATTATTCTTTTGAAGTAAATTACTAAATCAGATATATAGTCGACTGAGTCTCGTCCTACGCTATTTGCAAAGAAAACTTTTCTTGGTACAATACTATCAACTCGATTTACTTTTGTCATTTGTTTAACGTATTTTTTATATGATTCTTCTGTACCTTTTTTGACCATAGCTGATGTTAATGAGTCAAATCCGTCACCATATGTGCTATGATATTGTGATTGCACTACCGGATTATGTAGTCCTCTTCTTGTTGAATAGTTATACCATGTACCGTCAAGTACTTCACTAGCATATCTGTCCATGGCATAATATAAAGATCCACGAAACAATGTACTCATTTCAGCATACACAATATCAGGCCTATTATTTTTTAAGACATCTGGTAAAATCAACTGCATATAATCAATGCCAGTTCCTCCATGTCCATAATTGACTACGTCAGATTCGTTGAACAATTTTTGAAAATATCCAGGTGGAGAAGTATGAAAAGGATTGATATCATCGTACTCATCTGCATAAGTGTCATATCCGCCTTGTACATGACTACTACCGAACCAGGCTACTTTTATTTTATCTGACATTATTATTTTCTCCGCTAGACAATGAAAAGTCATTGTTGATAGCCAATATTAATTTTTTTTGAATAGAATCGGAAAATAGTTTTTTTGATACTTTGTCGAGTCCAAAGTTATAAGCAATAATATCTGTTACAGCAATCTTCCAAGCATCATAGCCAATCCAATCAATTTGATCAAAGTCAATAAGAGTAAACTTATCTTGTTTTTCATCGTATATAATATTCCATATATTAGGATCAAACCAAGTTAAGATGTAGTCTTGTGTAGGATATCTTTTGCTTTTCATTTTAGATCCATTGATAGCAATCCTTATTATTTCATCCTCAAGCCAGTTAATCATTTTTCGAAATAATTCAGTCTCAGGATTTGATAAATCTTTATAGCTGTCAGCTCCCAGTCCTGGCAACTTTTTAAACTTTTCACAAATCCAGTTTTCGTGAAATTGTGTTGACACATAATATTGTTCATGCCAATTTTCGAAAAACTCTTTAACAAGTTTCCAACATCTTCTATTACTGTTACCATCTTTTATTTTGTATACAAAATCACCATCTTCAACAACAAGATGACCTCTCCATTTGATATCAGCTCTTATGATTCTAAAGTTTTGAATATCAAAACTATTTGTTACTGAAAAGAGAAGCTTACGTGTCTCACTATCTAATTCATTAATATTTTTACCATCAATGCTCATAATTTTTAATATCCTATAAGTAATAGTGTCCCAACGGCGACATACAACCTTTACTGAGAGCCCAGCTTGTTCTGGGCTTTCATATTTCTACAAATATTTATAGTCTATAAGTTTTTGGTTGACAGATATGCTTTCTGTGTTAATATTAAAATATAGAGAGTAGGAGAGTTGATCATGACATAGCAAAAGTAACGGTTTGGTGTACTGGATGCCATAAGAACTACAGTACAGGGATTTACAAGTCTGGTAGGACTCAGGGAATCATAGACCGAAATATAGATACTACCCAACCTTAACAGCCGGGGGAGCCAAGTCGTTAAGGTTGATGGAATTGACTTGCTCCCCACCGAAGGAATAAGATTGGTTGGCTTATATGACCCATGATCTGCTAATAATTAGCAGTTGACATATTTCTAAAATATGTTATAGTCAGTAATAATAAAAATAAAGAGGTACTCAATGAAAGATCCATTTAATGAAAAATCAACACCACGTCCAATAATAATGGAAGAAACACTTGGAGAAGATTTCCAGTGGTGGTGGAATATGGGAAAGTATAAGAAAAAAGATATTCCTGCAAAACAATATAGCAAGGTTAAAATTAGACAAAGAATGGTTGGGCATAAAGGTTGGCCTGGAGCAGAAAATCCTGTTAACTATTGGGTAATCTTAGAAAATGATAAAGCAGTTGGATTCTATGAGCCATCAAAAGGCAAAGCAGAATTTCCAGTTTATGATTACAAAGATGAAGATGAAACAATAAAAATGTAACCAAGGAGGGTTATGAAATTACACAAGAATTTCGTAGCACATGAAACAGTAAAAAAAAGAACTTCGCAAGGTAAAAGAAAAAGAGTAAAGTTTTCTTCTATGAACAAACACAGAAAAAGAAGTTTTAAAGCCTACAATTCACAAGGTCGTTGACATATTCTAAGGAAGGTAATATAATAATATTATGACTATGCATTTAGAACGTGGTCTTACCACTTTAAACACTAAAAAGAAAAAGAAAGCCAAAAGAAAGCCTGATGTTTTTTATGTTGATGGTTGGCGTGAACAAAACAAGTTTTGGAAGAAGCATAATCTTCCTACAATGAAACTTTCAGAGTATATTGAATATGTACATGGCAACTGGAAACCTAAAACAGAGCCACGTGCCATTAGTACTCCGTGGCATCATGTAGATTCAAACCATCGCAAAGAAATACCGCATATCCCTAGTAGTAATTCAACAAGCGGTATTGGTACGGCTACTAAAAGACCTGCAATGCAATACACAGGTGAACGTAAACTAGTTGGTATTGCTATGATGCATAAAAGCAATCTAGTACCAGTATTTGCAGATGAAAATGACAAAGACGGTTCAAAAGCGGCAACTGAAATTTCGCAGATGAGGAGAAACTAATGCAAGATGAGATAAACGATCTAAAAGAAGAAATCAAAAAATTAAAATCTCAACTACAAAGCAATCAAGGTTCTTTCAAAGATCCTGCACAAAAAGATTTATTTGATAGAGGAGAATATCACTTACCTTCAGCACCTGTTCCGGGAGCATATATGACACAGATAAGAAAACTTCGCAAATGGGAGAGGCAAAAGAAGAACGAGCAATATCTTCGTAGAAGGTATCCTATTGTTGAAGAAGCATACCAGAAACTACAGTTTGCAAAGAGATTGTGTTCGGACTAATGAACCTAGTGGAATATCCACAAGAACTAAAGTATAAATACCTGGATAAATAAATATAATAACAGGATTTTTACATAATGACACAACAAGCATTTTTCGAAAAAATAATAGCAGAGAAAAAAGAAGTTACAGCCTTCCTAGTAAACGGCATAAAGCTGATTGGTAAAATTACAGAACACGATGATAAGAGCTTCTTATTAGAACGTGATAATGTAACACAATTAGTGAATAAACACGCCGTATCCACTATTATGCCCGTTTCAAACGAGGCTAATCATAATAAATAATAGTAGCCGTTTATCGGTCAGCTCACCCACAGGCGGGCGAAGTGGTATATTGGTGTAGACCCACGCACATGGACTGATACCATGAGCGGATACTCACTCCGGCTTACATACCTGGTATTAGATATGTATAAGAGTGGTCCTTGGGATGGAGGTATGATTTATTGATCATCTATCATGGTTGAAGTTCCAAGGATAACTCGATTTAAAGGAGATATGATATGTCAGAAGACAATAGAGATGAAGGATTAAGAAAGCAAATTGAATTACAGATTGATGAATATAAAGAAAATGTATCAAAGTTCTTTGACTCAGGCAATAAAGCGGCCGGTACAAGAGCCAGAAAAGCATTGTCAGAAATGACAAAAATTGGTAAGGGTCTTAGAAAAAAGATACAAGACATTAAAAACGAATCGAAGTAATATCAATGGTCGGGATAACAGACAAAAGAAGATTTGTTAAGATCGAAGAAAAGAAGGCAACAACGAGATATAAGGCTGATTGTGATATAAGTCACACAGTTTGGCGTTCGGGTCGTCTAAATGTTCATGGCGATGAATTAGTAGTAGCTCGTGGTACTAATAGAGGTACCACGGGTTATTTCATGGCTTGGGAAGTTGAAGCAGACAAAACCGAAACAATATCTTGGGATGGGTATAAAAGCTATTTTCCTAGATACTTCTGGCCTGACGAGTTTCCAGAAGGTACTGTTCCTGTAGTACAAGTAGATGACGATTGCTTAGATTACAATGTAAAAATTGGAAAAGATATAATAGCTCACAAAGGAAATTACTATATTAAACTAAAGAAAGTTAGTCATATAGATCCAAGTTTTACACCAGTTGACGTTGATTATAAGAAAAATGGAACAGCCAAAACAAAAGCTATCCAATATGTAAGATGGTTTAACGACCAAAATAGACAATTAACCAAACATGACAGGCTACTCAGCCAAACATCAAAAGCAAGAAATAGAAGAAATAAAAGGAAAAACAAACGTATTTTAGACTTGCGAAAACAAATAATAGATGTTAAAATAAAGCAATAATTTAGGTAAATAATTGTATGAGCTTGTTTACATTAACTGAGTCTGCCAAAGAGCAGATAGCAAAACTATGCCAAGAAAATAACGTATCGGCTGTTCGCCTTCGTGTGAAAGGTGGCGGTTGTGCTGGTTATCAGTACAAGTGGGAACTTGAAAATGAACTTACAGACAAAGATGAAGTTATTGAATTTCCACAAGGACAGTTTGCAGTAGATTCCCAAAGTGTACTATTTGTAGCAGGTACCACGATTGATTATGTAAACGAAATAGTAGGCTCAAGTTTTCAAATTAGAAATCCTAATGCAACTTCATCATGTGGTTGCGGTGAATCTTTCGCGGTATAAAATTTTATGTTTTCAATTGATAAAATCACAGCACTAATCACGAACGAGCAGATCCAATTTGCTCCATGGCCGTATTTGGTTGTTGAAAAGATGATTAATAATGATACATCTTTAATAATACATAATAGATTAAAAACAGGAGTAAACTGGGAATTAGATTCTAGAGTATCTTCTAATATATGGCTGGACAATGATGTGGACAAAGAAATAAAAATGATATTTGAGCCATTGACAAGATATGAATTTCTTGCTAATCTAATAAAAAGATTTAATATGACACTACCAAAAGAATTTGATTCAACGTGGTCGTTTTCTTGGCACAGAAAAGGTGCAAAACAAATACCACACAATGATATGCACGTTATAGACAATATTAATAAAAAGAGTGGTGAAAATTTCAATAGAATGTTTACTCAACAGATTTATTTTCCTGAAACAAAATGCTATGCTGACAATGAATGTGATTGCAAAGAATCAGGAATATGGTTGTCTGAAAGTAAGAAAAAAAGAGTAACACAAATAAAATGTAATCCAGGTACATATTTTTGTTACCCAAACTCAGAACAAACTTGGCACGAAGTTCCAGAACAGAAATATGATTTTGATAGAATTAGTGCCATATCAAGGACGTTGTGGAATGAGTGAGTATAAAGAAGATTTTAAACAAATGAATAATCAGGATCTTGTTAAGAAACAGCAAAGTATCAACAAGAAACTAAATTATATTATGAGGTTTGGTGGCTATCAAGGAGTTCGTGAACAGTTAGCAAAACAACAGTTTACGATACAAATGGAATGGCATGATAGATTGATGAAGAAACAATATGAAATGCTACCTAAAACATTTAGAGAAAATTTGACTATCGGTGAAGAAGATAGGCAAGAAGGATACAATGAGTAAGTACTCAGACGAGCAAGAGTCACAGAAAGCACCTCCCGAACCCATAAAGATGGGTATTGAAGGAAAAGAAGTGTCAGACAAGGTTGTACTGACAAGTGATGAAATCAAAAAAAGATGCCACTATCATCTTCAAAAATTAGTACTTAATTATTCCCCAAAAGAAACTGCCGCAATAATGTTTGAGTTTATTCAAGAATACTATGACACAGATAGCAAAGATAGACTAGATGTACAGCTCAAGCGGTATGTTGATATGCTCCAAAAAAGACAAGAAAAAGCGAAAGATAAATCCTAAATATTAGTCTTAAATACTAGTATGAAAGATTCAAAAAAATGCATCTATGTTGATGGTGGTAGAACAGTTTCAGCGAATGGCAATATAAAACCCTGTTGTCAAATTCCATCAGGAATGGCAATGGTTCATGTTGGCGAAGATTATGAAAATCATGTATGGACAAAATTGTTAAAAGATAATCTTGATAAAGGTATAGAAGATAAAAGGTGCGAAACGTGTTGGACTAAAGAAAAAGCCGGACTAACCAGTTATAGATTAAATGGCTGGAACAAATATAAAAAAGGCCAAATTACAACAGATCCTTATTCTTTTTTAGATTTAAAGTTAGGTAACAAGTGTAACTTAATGTGTAGAATGTGTGGTCCAGGTTCATCATCACTAATAGAAAAAGAACTGATCAATAACAAACATCTTAATTGGCCGTCATCAAAGAATTTAAAAGGACCACTCAGTTCGTTAAAATATAAAGATAATAGTTGGTATAAAGATCCTGCTTTTTATGAAGATATAAAAGCACACGCAGATCAAGTAAGGACGTTAAAATTTACAGGTGGAGAGCCAACATTAATAGAACCAGTACATGATCTAGTAGAATGGTTTGCAAAAACAGGTCATGCTAAACATACTGTGATTATAATAACAACAAACAACACAAACAAAAGATTAAAATTATATGATGATATGTTGAATTTTAAACAAGCAATTTTAAATATAAGTGTTGACGGAACAGAAGATGTTTACAATTATATTCGTTATCCTCATACCTGGGATAAGTTTCTAACTAATATAGAAAAACTAAAACCATATAGAGATAAAATTGATATTCAACTAAAAAATACTATTTCAATTTTAAATGCTAAGAATCTTGTTGAATGGGAAAATTGGGCGATGGAAGATGGTTGGTGGCATAACATTGAAATAGCTTATTGGCCTTGGTATTACAATCCATTAAATCTTCCTAAGAAAATTTTAGAAGATATAAAAGAGTATCTTGCAACAGGAAAAGGACATTGTAGTAAACAACTATTAAAACAAATTAAGTATGAACCAAGAACACAATCTGGTCAAAACTACACATTTAAAGAACGAGATCCTGAAGCATGGCAAAATGAAATGATGAATCAGCTAGTTACAGACACACAGATAAAAGATACTTTAAGAAATCAAAACGGACAATTTATATTTAATGACTTAGGAATTCAATATAATAAAGCATAACATTATTGTTCTATGAGTACTAATTTTTGTTTGGTACATCTTAAATATTATTGAATAGTTAAATTCTTATGCAGGAGGGAATAAATATGGCTGACTACAATATTGATGAAATTTATACAGTAGACGAAGCTCTAGAGAAGATCCAAGAGAAACTTGATATGATGGATGATATCAAATGGGATGTTGAAGAGTTAATAGAAAAAGTTAGAGAAATTCACGAAGATGAAACTAATATGGATGACGAAGATGATGAAGAATTATCATGTGGTTGCGAAGGCGAATGCGAGTGTGACGACGATGATGATTTTGAATATGACGTTACTGATGAGATAGAAGACGCAGAATATAATGACGAAACGAAATAAAATACAATATGGAGAAGCCCGGCCAACTACCCGGGCTTTTCGATGGGCTCAACGTACAGCCTATCTTCAAGTAGATGCCACAAGCTATTGTAATGCCAAATGTGTTAGCTGTGTTAGAAACTACAAGGGTGGTGATCCAATACCTCACTTAAAATTTACTCATTTAGATCTTGACTTGTGGAAAAGAGTTATGACGGAAGATACAAAAACAATAAAACTTGTAAAAATTAATTTTAATGGTGTTTGGGGTGATGCTATTATGCATCCTCAGATAACAGAAATTTGTCAAAGTATTACGGATAGTCATCCTGAAACAAATATTAAAATAGACACAAACGGAAGTATAAGGAATCCAGCATGGTGGACAGAGTTTGCTAAAGTACTAGCAAATGCATATTCACATAAAGTTGAATTTGCTATGGACGGCCTAGAAGATACACACCATTTATATAGACGTAATACAAGTTTTAAAAAGATATGTGAGAATATAAAAGCATTTACCAATGCAGGTGGTAATGCAGATATAGTCACAACAGTATTTGATCACAACATAGATCAACTAGATGAAATTTCAGCTTTAGCAGAAAAGCTAGGTGCTACTAGACATTTTATGAGACCAAGTTTTGATAGAAACGAGGAGTCGATAGATGTACATGATGGAAGTTATCAAATTAAACATACAAAAACTAAAAACTTTGGTGCGAAGTTTGTATACTTTAAACAAGATCCTTATAGACATATTGCACTTAAAGGTAAAGCCGCGATGGTTACACCATGTAAATGGTATCAGGATAAACGAGTACAAATAGATCCATGGGGTACAGTATGGCCTTGTTGTTGGACAGCCAAAGGGGCACCACAGGCAAAAGCAATTACAGGTGATTTGTTGCCAGGATTTGATGTAAATTCCAATAACTTGCATGGACATAAATTACTAGAAATATTATCAAATTCTTGGTATGGTAGAAGTTTATATAGTATTATTGAAAAAGAGCATTCAAAAATATGTAATGAGTTTTGCGTTCACAATAAAAAATATAGTAATCACAGCTCAAGACTTACTAGCGATCATACGAAATATAATAAGACATCGAAAAATAATCAATAAGATTTAAATTAACTCTTTACATTTTTAATAACATAGTATATAATAAAGCTATGGTAACAAACAAATATGGACAATGTGTACTAGACAGATCTGATATAGTTGAAGCACTATACCAAGATTTGCCCCTAGATAATGTTTTGGTAGCTCAAAGTATAGCAGAAGAACACAATGACGCTGTAAAGGCGTTTAAATTGGATTATAGGGCCCTTTTAAGCACGAATAAGCAGGATATAAGCATAGAAGAGTTTGATAAAGAACAGCAGAAAAATTGGCATATTCCACAAGAATATCTAGATATGGATATTGAGCAATACATCAAAGAGTTGATTAAAACACCAGAAGAACAAATAAGAGTGGAATATGAAATGCAATTATATAAAGAATTCGGTTTACAAAATGTTTTAAAGGTGTTAAAGTACATTATAGATTTAATGCGTAAAAATAACATAATTTGGGGTGTTGGAAGAGGTTCATCAGTATCATCATATGTGTTATTTTTAATGGGTGTTCATAAAGTTGATAGTATGAAGTATAATCTTGATATTAAGGATTTTTTGAAATAAATACATAATATACGTATATTAAGGAGAAGCATTATGCAAAGAAGATCAAACAGAGGCAAAGTTGTTGATATGGATGTTCTTGCTCTTCAAAACGAAGAAGCAATAGCACTTGGTAACATGGGCGTGAATGCCAGAGGTGACAAAATCAAAGGTGGTCAAGTAGTATCATCTAAGAAACAAGAAGCCACAGCATATTACCAAAATAATCCAAAAGCTGTGTCAAGAACAATGTCGATAAAAGACCCTGTTACAGCTTCAGTACAAGAGCACCCAGGACAAAAAACTGTTCTTAAAAAATCACCTGCGAAAGCAAAAGTGAAAAAAACAGTTGAAGTGGAATTACCAAACGGTGATATTGAAATTAGAGAAACTGAAGAGTAATATATTATGAATACAGTCTACGGGAAGATCCGTCCCATAAAGGATCGTATACTAGTTAGAAATATTGAAAAGGGTATGGGTAAGACCAAAGGTGGTATTATTATACCTTCCAGCGACAATGCGAGTGATGGCGAAAGAGGTATTCGTTCCAGATGGGCTCAAGTGTATGCTGTTGGACCTGAAGTAACAGATTTTAAGACCGGTGATTGGATTTTAATTGACCATGGAAGATGGACACAAGGAATTCAAATGCAAGACGAAGACGGTGAAACTTTTGATTTAAGATTAGTGGACAACAAAGACATTTTGGGAATATCGGATGAAAAGCCTACAACAGATTATCTCTAAATTTGAACACGAGCTAACACTCGATACAGATAAAATTACAAATAGAGAAACCTATATAGGTGAGCATTCAGGTACTTCCGTTGAAGGAGGTGCCTTGAACGCCAATTACAAAGACGTTGAAGCAGTAGCCATTGTATGCAACACACTTGGAAAAGCTGGGTTGGAATATGGTAAAGACTTTGTTTGGGAAAATTGTGGTTGCGATGAGTTGACAATTCGATTTAAAGATGCTAAACTGAAGACAATCGAAAAGCTAAGGTGGTAACATGAAAGATTTATGGGTTGAAAAATACAGACCGAAAAAGATATCGGAATATGTATTCAGAGATGATGTACAAAAGAATCAAGTACAAAGTTGGATAAAATCCAATGCAATTCCACATTTGTTATTTTCAGGTGCACCAGGCACAGGTAAAACCACACTAGCAAAATTACTATTACATGAACTAAAAGTTGATTGGGGTGATGTATTACAAATTAATGCATCGTCAGAAAACTCTGTTGATACAATTAGAGATAAGATTACAAACTTTTCACAAACAATGCCATTTGGTGAATTCAAGTATGTGTTACTTGATGAAGCAGATTATATAAGTCCAAATGGTCAAGCGGCACTTCGTGGTGTTATGGAAATGTTTGCATCGACTTGTAGATTTTTGTTGACTTGTAATTATGAGAGAAGAATAATTCCAGCTATCCATTCAAGATGTCAAGGTTTTAAAATATTGAAACTTGATCAAACAATGTTCACAGTTAGAATAGGTGAAGTATTACAAACTGAAGGCATCAAATTTGATATGGAAGATTTACAGACTTATGTAAAAGCATCATACCCTGACTTAAGAAAATGTATTAATATATGTCAGATGAATTCGCAGACAGGCAATTTAAAACCACCTTCAGAAGGTGATGTATCTGAAACAGACGTAGAAGTTAAATATATAGCATTCTTTCAAAATGGACAAATTAAACAGGCAAGACAATATATTATTGAACACGCCGACCCTGAACAATATGAAAAGGTCTATAGAAAAATGTATGAAAATTTAGAATGGTTTGGGGAAACTGAAGAGAAACAAAACAAAGCCTTACTCACACTTCGTGAAGGGCTAGTCAATCACTCTGTAGTGGTTGACCCAGAAATTAATCTTGCGGCTACTATGGTCGAACTGGAATATATAAGGAAATCTAAATAATGTTTTTAGCATGGCACACATTGATAATAGTAGTATTCATTGGGTTAGCATTCACAATGGGTTATCTGTTAGGTGTTAGAAAGAAGCAGAGTGTATACAAAGAACAAAGGTAAGTTTATTGTGATAATGCACAGTTACTCTCCCAAGAAAGGTTCGAATCCATCGATGAAGAACTTTGGGCAAGAAGGAAAGTACGAAATGTTTGAAGAAGTACATTTTGTAGACAGAGTAAAAAGAAGGCATATGGACTCAGCAACATCAATATTAGAATGTGTTACAATGGAATGGGTAAAAAACAGAGTAGATGAATTCACACCAGAAAAAATGATTGAGCATTGTAAAAAACATTATCCACAACAAATGACTGAATTTATGAAACTAGTAGAGCAAGATAAACATGGAATCGGAAAACCTAACAATAAAAAATAAAGACTATGCTGTGTTTTTACCAGCAATAAGTTTTATATACGCAGACTTACTTTCAAAGAACGCACAAGAAAAATATGGAGACAGAGTTCCAAAAGGATTACCAAAAGGATTGGATAGTCTTAAGTATCTCTATGAAGATAAAGGAATGTTCAATTATAAATGGTCTCTATATTCGGCGGGTCATGCAAAATTAGATATTGCAAAGTCAAATGAACAAGAAGCATTTGTACAAAAAAGACCGAGAGACAAAACTATCATACTAGGTGACTCAGGTGGCTTTCAAGTAGCAAAAGGTATTCTTAAATTTGATTGGGAGAACTTTCTTACTCCTGGACATAAGAATGATGATATAAGAATGCAAATTCTTAGATGGTTAGAACATACTGCCGATTGGAGTATGTGTTTAGATATTCCTAGTTTTTCAGTCAGTCTAGGTATTGGTGTTAATACTGTGAGAGATTGTATGGCTTACACAGCCTATAATAATGAATGGTTTATGAAACACAGAGTACCAGGAGCAACAAAATTCTTAAATGTTATTCAAGGTAATGATATAGCATCAGCTGATGAATGGTTTGATACTATGGCTCCATTTAGTGATCCAAAAATATATGGTGATAAAGCATTCGAAGGTTGGGCTATGGGTGGTGAACATATGAGATGGTGGAAACTAATTTTATATAGAATGATTAAAATGAGAGATGGTAATCATTTTGATGGGAAAGATTGGATACACTTCTTAGGCACATCAGCACTAGAACCAGCTGTCATGTTGACAGCAATCAAGAGAGAACTTGTAAAAATCAATCCTAATATAGAAGTTTCATTTGATTCAGCTTCAGCATTTGTATCGGTAGCAAGAGGGCTAGTATATACTGAAAATGAATTTGACATGATGAGAAAGAACCCACGTTTTGGATTCACAATGGACAAAGCCAAAGATAACAAGAAGTACGCAGGAAACTTTTCGAGAAAGTACGCAGATAAGATCCCGGGCGAGTACGAAACATTTGTTACCAATACACCTGTTATGGATTGTTACATGGAAGGCGATATCTGTTGCCGGGGCACAGACTACGAATCCAAAACGTCTTGGGATAGTTTGAGTTATGTGTTACTCATGGCTCATAATATCTATCAACATATTGATGCTGTTCAAGAAGCAAATAGAAGAACAGATGCAAAAGATATTAGATCTATTCCAGAAAATGTTTTAGAGTTTATTGATTTGACCAAAGAAGTATTTGCTAGTGAAAAGCCAATGGATCTAATTAATAAAAATAGTTCATTGTTAAATGCTTTATCAAAAGCAAAGTTTTCAGGAGCACCAAGAACAACAACATTTGATCAACTTGTTGAAGAAGTACCAGCTATGGTAATGAAAGAGAAAAAAGTTAAAGAAGAAGTTACTACAAATTTTGGAAATTTATTTGAATGATGAAATTAATTAAAGCATATATTTTTGGCGGAATAGTTGGACTGATTTCTTTTTATCTGCTTTGTGCCTATATTGGAAGTTTATAGTAACGTGCAAGATGTATTACCTATCTGTATAAATTATGGTTGTGAAAGACCAGTAACAAAAAGTGGAAAATACAAACTACGACCAGTATGTTGGAAATGTCATCAAGCATCATATGGAGCAAGACAACTCGAAGAAGGCGTAACCTTTTTCAAAAAAACCTATTGTGAGAATATAGATTCTAGATTGGGATATGAATGTACAACCTATATTCCATATTCTGGAGCATTGGAATTGGATCATAAAGATGGAAATCAAAAAAATAATTTCCAAGACAATATACAGACACTTTGCAAAGTCTGTCATTCTTACAAAAGTCATATAAATCAGGATTATAAGAAAAATAAAATTGTTGACAATACCTAAGGAGTTTGTTATATTATGAGTATGAGAAAATTATTTTACATGGGCTTAGAAGCCTACGAAGCCAGATATACACTACAGCTAACAGAGTGGAACAAAAGAGTCTTTGAAAAAAGAGGAATAGATTATGTTATTGTTCCAGGCGATAACTTAGATGATTCAAAAGCTATTGTAACAGGACAAGTTCTTGATGCACATGGTAGATCATATTTTGGTATGAGCCAAATACAAAATTTAGTTAAAATGATGCGTAATGGTGAAGTAACACATGAAGACGTAATATTCTTTGAAGATATGTTTCAACCAGGTATGGAATCATTGCCATATATTATGGATCAATCTCCAGCAGAATATAAACCAAGAGTCTATGTGAGATGTCTAGCACAAACAATTGATCCAGATGACTTTGTTAATGTATGGGGAATGACAAAGTGGATGAGACACTATGAAATGATTTGTGATAATTTTGTAGACGGTATATTAATTGCGTCAGAAGAAATGGCATCACATTTAAGAATTAGTTTGTTTGATTCTCCATTATATGTAACAGGATTGCCGTTTGGTAAGTCAGAAGTACAAGAACGAATTCCAAACATCAAACCATTTAATGAAAGAGCAAAGCGAGTAGTATTTGCGGCAAGATGGGATCAAGAAAAACAACCAGGATTTTTTATGGATCTAATTGAAAAGTATAAAGCAGATGTTGATCCTGATGTAGAATTTGCAATTTGTTCTGGTGGTGCATTAAGAAGTAATAATCCTGCTTATGTAACAAGAGCAAAAGAATTAGAATCAAAAGGATTATTTAAAATTTATGAAAATCTTAAAAAGAATGATTATTACAATATACTAAATGATTCAAGAGTATTGTTTAATTGTGCTTTACAAGACTGGGTATCCAACACAGTATCAGAAGGTGATACATTAGGTTGTAATGTTGTTTATCCTGCATACAGATCGTTTCCAGAAGTATTTGGTAATGATGGTACAAGAATGTATGTTCCGTGGTCAATGGAAGATGCAATTTCAAAAATTAAATTATGGATGGAACAGCCTCACCCTAAACAGGGTATCATATCAGACTATCAAGATGGAACAATAGATAGAACTGTAGATGTGTTCTTAGGAAAGGGTAGTGATTATGCAAGGAACGATTCAAGATACAGAGACCATGTCGCTCCAGCAAAAATATAAACTAATAATGAATAGTAGTATGAAAAATAAAAGTGTATTGTTAACAGGCGGAACAGGTTACGTTGGATCACACGTAGCAAAATATTTAATGGAGCAAGGTTTCACTGTATATTCAATTGATAGAAATCTAGATTCAAGACCTTTTGCAAACAAGTACGGCAATTATTTTAAGTTAGATTATACTGTCAAAGAGGATAGAGCTGAACTTGATGAGATGTGGAAAAAGTATAACTTTGATGCAGTAATTCATTTAGCGGCAAATAGTTTAGTAGGTCCTTCAGTTACAGAGCCAGCAAAATATTATAAAAATAATGTAATAGGTACAATTAAACTTTTGAACCTAGCAATAAAGAATGGTACAGATAAATTTATCTTTACTTCTACATCTTCAGTATACGGCGAAGGACATAATCCGCCGATAGTAGAAAGTGATAGAACACAACCTTTATCAAGTTATGGCAGATCTAAATTAATGATAGAAGGTGTATTAAAAGACTATGCAAGAGCTTATGGATTAAAATCAACATCAATGAGATTGTTTAATGTTTGTGGTTCATCGCCAGATGCACAAATAGGCGAAGTTAGAATCAAGCCAACACACTTAATACCAAACATAGTTGAAGTGGCCGCAGGTCGTAAATCACATTTTTCTATTTTTGGAACAGATTATGATACGCCTGATGGCACAGCCATTAGAGATTACACTCATGTATGGGATGTTGCTAGAGCTTTCAAATTAGCATATGAATATTTAGATAATGCACAATCACCAGTAGCAGAAGAATTTAATATTGGTGCTGGTAAAGGATTTAGTGTTAGAGAAGTAGTACAAGCCATGGAAAAGTCTTTAGGAAGATCAATACCAATTAAGGAAGAACCAAGAAGAGAAGGTGACCCATCTCATGTTGCGGCAGATGTAACCAAAGCAGAAGAATTATTATCTTGGAAACCTCAGTACTCAGAGATTGACGTCATATGTCAAGATACTGTAAAATGGTTAGAAAGTAATAATTATAAAGAAATAAACTTGGAAAAGTTACCAGCATGATAAGTGACATCCTCGTCAATAACTCGGAGAAACAAAGTGAAAATATCAGACAAGATCAAAGAAAGACTTAAGAAAGAAAACATAAGATTTCATTGCAACGATAATATTGCAGACTACATTTTACCAGGTGAACTAGAAGAACTACAAGCAGAAGTACAAGAAGCTATGCAAGGTGTTCTAAGTTCTTTAGTGATTGACACAGAGCATGATCATAATACACAAGACACAGCCAAGAGAGTGGCAAAGATGTGGCTTAAAGAAGTATTTGGTGGTAGGTATCAGCAACCTCCTAGAGTAACAGCATTTCCTAACATGGGATACAAGAGTTTATATACTTCTGGTCCTATATCAGTTAGATCAACCTGTGCTCACCATTTTCAGAACATTGTAGGTAATTGTTGGGTAGGTATTATTCCTAACGGTGAAGTAATAGGATTATCTAAGTTTAATAGAATAGTTCATCATATTGCTGAACGTCCACAAATACAAGAAGAAATGACAACTCAAGTAGCAGAAGAGTTAAAGAAATATGCAAAGACAGAACATATTGCAGTAATACTAAAAGCAGAACATCATTGTATGACACATAGAGGTGTTAGAGAACATGAATCTGATATGACTACTTCAATATTGCATGGAGCATTTAAAAAAGATCCTGCGTTAAGAGAAGAGTTCTACAAGATTTGTTTTGCGATGAAAGGACATGGGTAGGTGAATGAAGTCACAGGCAAAGAGAAGTCTTGCCAAGACATTAACCTGGAGGATACTAGCAACAACAGATACGTTTTTAATTGCATGGTTAATTACAGGTAAACTCAATTGGGCAGGAGCAATCGCAGGTATTGAAGTGGCAACTAAAATGATTTTATACTATGCTCACGAACGTGGGTGGAATTGGATAAAATGGGGCAAAGAACCTGGTGAGGAATCTACTCATCTATATCCACATTTTGATTCTAAGTTATACGATTCAAGACCAGCACATGATAACAAGGAGAAGAATGAATGATTAATTTAAATGAATATAAAAAATTTGTAGAAGCAGTCACATCAGAACAAAGCAACGAAACAAAAGCTCTCAACACACAATTAGAAGGGCTAGAGAACAGTAGTGGTGTAAACATGGCATTGCTTTTAACAGGTGGTATAGGGTTATCATCAGAAACAGGAGAATTTAATGAAATTGTTAAAAAATGTATATTCCAAGGTAAACCTCTTAATGATGAAACTGTATTTCATTTTAAACGAGAACTTGGGGACATTATATGGTATTGGATTAGTTCTTGCCGTGCTTTGGGTTTGGATCCTGATGAAGTAATAAAAGAAAATGTTAAAAAATTAGAATCAAGATATCCAGGAGGAATGTTTAATATTTCAAATTCTGAAAATAGAAAAGATGGAGATCTATGAGCATATTCAAAACAGGAATTACATTTAGTACATTCGATTTATTACACGCAGGTCACGTAGCAATGCTTCGTGAAGCAAAATCTCAATGCGATTATTTGATTGTAGGATTACAAAGTGATCCAACAATTGATAGACCAGACACAAAGAATAAGCCTATACAAACAATGTTTGAAAGATATCTACAACTTAAAGCAATTAATTATGTTGACGAAGTACTACCATATCAAACTGAGCAAGATGTTATTGATATACTACAGACACTTCCTATTGATGTTAGAATATTAGGAGAAGAATATAGGGATAAAGATTTTACAGGCAAAAATGTTTGTAATCAACGTGGTATTGAATTGTACTTCAATACAAGAGATCATAGATTTAGTACAACAGATCTCAGAAAGAGAGTTTGCAATGTCAATTAAAAAACATTTTTATACTTGGCAAGATGTTGACAACATGACACACGATATTTTAAGACAGGTTGCAACAGACAGAGATAATTTTAAACCAGATTATATAGTAGGACTATGTAGAGGCGGATTAATACCGGGAGTTATGTTGAGTCATTATTTTGATATTCCATTTCACCCTTTAAAGATACAACTACGAGATCATCAACAGATTGTTGTAAATGAATGGATGCCTCAAGATGCACTTGATGGAAAAAATATTTTAATTGTCGACGATATCAATGATTCAGGATCAACATTGAAATATCTTGTTGATGATTGGGATAACAGAGGTAAGATCATCACAGATGGTAAGACTCAAATTAATTGGTTAGCAAACATTAGATTTGCAGTATTAACAGAAAATGAAGCATCAGAGTTTGGTGATGTGGATTATTATTCTCATGCAGTAAACAAAACAGAAGATCCTGTCTGGTATGTATACCCATGGGAAAATTGGTGGAGTAAAAGATGAGTGATAAAAAATGGCCTTGGGAAGTTTACCAGGATGAAACTAAAGATTATAACAAACATCCAAAAGAATATAAAGATGCAGTTTGGTGGCAGAATTCGGAGCCGTTAAGAGATGAACCACAGTATTCTGTGTTTATGGACAAGTATCCAGCAGTTGAAGGACATAAATTGTATGTTCCAAAAACAAATGATGCACCCGGTATGATTGGATTATGTTTCCAAGAAGCATACAGAGATGGAATGGAAATGGTTAAAGAAGGCAAAATAGATGGGTTCAATATTGCAATGAATCAAAATGCCGCGGCCGGACAAAGTATATTTTGGCCACATATTCATTTCTTACCAAGACATACAGGTGATGTAAAAGGCAGGAATGCTGGTATCAGGAATGCAGTAGGAGAAATTGATCCTTACAATCCTGAAAATCTAATTGACAAAAAACCTAAATAGTATATACTATAATCATGGATAAGATGCAAGAAAAAAAATATTATTATTCGGAGATATTTCACTCTATTCAAGGTGAAGGACATTACACGGGTGTTCCAACAGCATGGATAAGATTTTTTCTATGCAATCTACAATGCAACGGATTTGGACAAATAGATCCAACTAATCCTGATACATATGAATTGCCATTTGAAGACTTTGATATATCAACAGTAAAAAGAGTAGAAGACTTGCCTGTGTGGGAAAAAGGTTGTGATAGTTCTTATACTTGGGCAAAGAAGTTTAAAGGTTTAATGGGGCATGAGACTCCATCAACATTAGCAAACAAAATTGTAGACATAATGAAGAATGAAAGTAATCCTGAAGGATTATTTCTACATCCTATTACAAAACAAAGACAACACTTATGTATAACAGGTGGTGAACCATTGATGGCAACAGGACAATTTGCAACTGTAGGAATATATGAAGAACTTGAAAGACAAGGTAATTTGCCAGAGTCGATGACATTTGAAACTAACGGTACACAAAAAATTAGACAACCATTTATTGATTGGGTAAACAGAATTGATACAGAAATATTTTTTAGTGTAAGCCCTAAACTATTTACAGTATCAGGAGAAAAGCCAGAAAAGGCAATTAAGCCTGAAGTGGTTGCAGAATATAGAAAATTATCTAGCAAAGGACAGTTGAAGTTTGTGGTAGGTCCAAAAGATAGAGAATGGGATGAAATGGAATCCGTAATCAAACAGTTTAAAGAAGCAGGTGTTGACTGGCCCATATGGGTTATGCCAACAGGTGCAAGAGAAGAAGAACAAACAGCAGGAGCAGGTAAAGTGGCTGAAAAGGCATTTAAACGTGGATACAATGTTGCGGCAAGAGTTCATGTTTATCTTTTTGGTAATGCAATAGGAACGTAAGGAGTAGTATGGAATACATATTAATTGGAATATTAATAGGTTGGTTAACACCAAGACCTAAATATTTGGGTCCAATAGAAGAAGCAATCTGGAACCCAATTAAATCAAAACTTCCAGAAAATATTCGAAATATATTTGGATAATACTTGACAGAAACAGGAAAGGATAGTATATTATAATTATGAAAATACCGTTTATACTAAATCCTAAAGGATGGTTTATGAAAAGCGAAGCAAAAGAAATTGCTAAAGCTCAACATGAATTATCTGGAGAGGCACTAGAGAGAAAAATACTTGAGATCAAGTATGCTGATAATGAAGCTGAGTTGAAACTCAAATTGTTAGACGTTGATCTAAAATATGGCAAACTAACAAAAGATGAATTCAATAAAGAACTAGCAACAATTAAAGGCGAGCCTTATGTTGTAGTAGTTAAAACAAATTTTGATCCAAAGAATCCAAAGAAAGGTTTCTTTGAACTAGATTGGAATGAACACTTTATTGAAAACTTAAAATCAAATGGATACACAGCACCAGAAGATGACCAAGTAGTAAGTCAATGGTTTGATGAACTTTGTCGAAACATTGCACTAGAAACAACTGATCCAGATGTCTTAGCAGAATTGCAAGAACAAATGAAAGCAGGCGAAGATACAGGACCAGTAGATAAAAAGGAAGTTGGAGATGGTAAAGTTGAGTATTCGTAATGACATATATACTAGTTGATTCACAAAATATGTTTTTTAGAGCAAGACACGTGGCCGGACGTGCGGCTTCTCTTGATGAGAAAATTGGTCTTGCTTTTCATATCATGTTTAATTCAGTTAAAAAAGCAACAAATTTATTTTCTGGATCTCATGTTATATTCTGTCTTGAAGGACGTTCGTGGCGTAAAGATGTTTATGAACCTTACAAGAAAAATAGAAAAGTCGTACTAGATAAACGATCACCAAATGAACAAGAAGAAGATCAGTTTTGGTGGGAAGCATATGATGACTTCTTAAAATTTGTAAATGAGCAAACGAATTGTTCAGCAATTAGATCTCCAAATGCAGAAGCAGATGATGTAATTGCATTATGGATTGAAGCACACAAAGATTCTAAAAATATTATAGTGAGTACAGACTCTGACTTTTATCAATTGATTAATCAAAACGTTTCAATGTATAATGGCATGACAAATCAAATTGTCATGTATGATGGTGTTTATGATGAAAAGAATCAACCCGTAATAGATAAGAAAACTAAAAAGCCTATGTCGGCACCTGAGCCTGAGTGGTTATTGTTTGAAAAATGCATACGTGGTGACTCATCTGATAATATTTTTACAGCCTATCCTAAAGTAAGAAAAACAAAAATTAGAGAAGCATATGACGATAGGAAAAATAAAGGATTTACATGGAACAATATTATGATGCAGAGATGGACTGATCATAATGGCAATGAACACAGAGTCGGTGATGTGTACGAAAGAAACAAGCATCTAATTGATTTAACATTACAACCAGATGAAATTAGAGCTGAAGTATTTGAACAGATAGCTAATGCACAGAATTCTAAGTCAATTGATCAAGTAGGAATAAGGTTTATGAAGTTTTGTAGTAAATACAGTTTAACAAGACTCAGTGAAAATCCAACTGATCATGCAAAGTACTTAAATGCTGGATATAATTAAAAAATGATACACGCAAAACAAATACTGAAAGAAAAATTTTGGTTACTAAAAGATGGTGAAATTAACATCGGTACAATCGAATTTAAGAAAAATCAGTATCATGTAAAGCAAGAACAAGACATACAAGTATTTGAATCAAAACAAGATGTAATTAAAAATTTTGATACAGATATATTTCAAAAAATATCTACAAAAATAGATGCACCAACACAACATGATGTAGAAGGTTTTCCTACAAAAGTAAAACCTTTCAATGTACAGTGGTTTGATAAAATTCCTACATTTACTAAAACTGAGAAATCTCATGACAGATATTGTGCAGGATATTATGGTGTAAGGTTTGAAGGCGGTATATTTCCAAGTAATAATCCTAAACTAATAACACTCACAGAAAAATGTTTAGAGTTTGTTGGTCCTTTTAGATCAGAAATGGAACTAAATATTAATTTAAGTACATTTAAAAAAGAGACAAAAACAAAATTAAAAGATGCAGTACCCGAACCTTTATAAGTTTAACAAAATGGTAACAGGAGCAATGCAGTCAAAATCGAAAGAATTAAGACTGACAATGGCTGATGCTATAGCGATTGTATCAGATGTTAATAGACTGTTACTTGATAGTAAAGATAAGGTAAAGCAAGAGGCCCCATTAAAGAAACAAGATGAAATGGTGGAGGCTGACGGAGGTAATTTTTAATGAAAAGATTTTTTATAATGTTGGTATTTGTAGTAGGATTAACATCTTCTCTACAAGCATCTACTGACAGTTTTTCAAAAGTAGTTGATGATACATCAAGAGCAGTAGCATATATAATTTCGACAGCATCAACAGTAGATCCAAATACTCCATATAACAAATTCTTAAAAGAAGACCAAAAAACACAAATAGGTCAAGGTACAGGATTTATAATCAGTAAAGAAGGTTACATTGTTACTAATGCTCATGTAATCAAAAATGCAGTCAAGGTAAATGTAGCATTACTTGACTATCCTTTCTTGTTTGAAGATGTTGAGATAATTGGTATTGATGAAAGATATGATATAGCAGTATTAAAAATCGACTTACCCGAACAACCAGAAGAAATTGTTGACTGGGGTGATTCAGGAGATATGAAAGTTGGCAATGAAGTTTATGCTATTGGGCATGGCGGCGGACAAATATGGTCAGTAACAAAAGGTATTGTATCAGCACTTGATAGAGCTAAAGATTCAGGTAACTCACTATACATTCAAACTGATACTGTCATAAACAGAGGTAACTCAGGCGGTCCTTTGTTTAATATGCAAGGCGAAGTAATTGGTGTCAACACATTGATTGTCTCACCAACAGGAACATATATAGGTTATGGATTTGCATTACCAAGTAACCTTGCTAAATGGGTCGTTGATGAACTTATAAAAGACAGTAAAGTGGAGTATCCTGTTATTGGAATTAAAATGGAACAGATAACAGATAAAGATGAATACTTTGTTATTAGAGATGAATACGGCCTTGATACTATTGTAAAAGTTGGTGCATTACAACCAGGATATGGAGCAGAAACTTCTGGTATATTAGTTGGAGATATGATAACCGAAGTAAATAACATGAAGGTTGAAACCACTATAGATATTATCAAAGCACTATGGGGAAAGAACCCAGGTGACACAATAGAAGTTAAAGTTTGGAGAGATGGAGAAATAAAGCAGTTCTTTATACATCTGAAGTCTAAAAATTTACAACCAAAATAGGAGAAATCATGAAAGCGGAAATTTATTCAACGCCGATATGCAATTTTTGTAAGCTGGCTAAGAATTTGTTAGAAAGCAAAGGTATCGATTTTACAGAGTATCAAGTTGGTAAAGATATTGACAAAGATAAGCTGGAAGAGAAAGTAGGTAATACTGTAAGAACTGTACCTCAGATCTTTGTTGATGACAAATATATTGGTGGCTATCAAGAACTAGTAGCATATCTGAAATAAGATAATAAATACTATTGTTATGCCAATACAAAGTACAGATACAGTAAAAAACCACTATAAGATTAGCAAAAGTACGGGTCTGACTGATATTCTTATCGAGTTTGAACGTGTACTAGATGAGCTAGGTCTATATACCTATCAGAATTGGATAGAGGGTGAAATAGTTGAAGGTCCACATCTTTCAAGATATTGGATTGAACTTTCACTAATGTATCCAAGAGAAAAGATGCCTGATCCAACAGGTGGCATGAGATTAATCAAAAAAGATTGCAAAGTATCATATCAGAAAGATTATTATTTAGATCCACGTAGAGTTGAAGAACCAGCAGATTACCAAGAAAACGGAAGTAAAAAACCAAAAGTAGACGAGGTTCCTGTATGGATTGTTAATATCAAAATGCCAAAGAAATATGTTACAATAGATTCTGAGCTAACTGATGATGACACTGAAGATAACAAGCCAACACAAACAGTCGCAGACACAATGATTAATAATCCGGAGGAGTAAAATGAATAAACAAGAATTATATGAAGGATTAAAAACAAACGACTTAGATGGGCTTATTGAAAACATAGTTTCTATTAACGAATTTGAACCTAAAACAGACTCAGAAGACAGAGTTTGTGTCATAGCTTTTTCTGTAAAAGACAAAGAACCAGCAGATGATTTAGCAAGATACATAGACAGAAGTTACTATGACGTAATTGATGCAGAAGCATCACCTGGTCCAGGTAAAGATGGCAAGTTTAAAGTATTTGTAGAAGTCAATAAGGATTCAGATATAATGAAAACACTTGGACAAATACTATATGATGTAAAAAATATAACTGGGTTATCAGAATGGAATGTCAAGTTTCATGGTAGAGACGATGTACTTTCTATAAATGAAGATCAAGTAAAAAAATTAATGAGATAGGAATTATAATGGCAGAGAAAAAGAAATGGAACGACCTTTTATACGGTAAGTTCAAAAGACCGAAAAAATGGAAACTACAAAAGGATCTTGTTTTCCAAAGTGATTTAACAGCAGAAGAAATTAAAAAATTCAAAACAGCAAAAGTAGATGTAAAGATTTCATCAGGTGGTAAGATTACTGTACCAACCGGATACATCACAGATTTAGCATCAGTACCAAGAGCTTGTTGGGCCTTCATTGCACCATTTGATGTGGCCAGACCAGCTGTAGTACATGATATTCTATATGAAAGAATTAATGCTAAAAGAAATGATATCAGTAAAAAAGAATTTGCAGAGTTAAGAAAACTTGCTGACGATGTCTTTAAGCAAGGTATGGCGGAAACAGAACCACTAGTAGCATCATGGAAAAAATATAGTGCCTATTGGGCTGTGAGAGCATTTGGAAGATTTGCTATTAAGAATTCAATGGCAAGGAAGTGGTAGTATGTGGTTTTTTCTAGTTAAAGCAATTACAGGAAGTATTATTGGAAATGCTACAGCTACTTGGTTTAAAAAAACCAAAGTTGGTGTCTGGTTCTACAATAAGGTAGATGGATGGTACAACTGGGCGGCCGAACGTTATAATATAAAAATATTAACCGAAGAAGAAAAACGTATGGCCAAGTTTCCAACTCTTAAAAAGAGACTTGAAGAAATGGAAACTAGATTAAAGAAACTGGAGAAATAATATGATTCAAAGTTGGATAAACAAAAGAATAAAAGAAAGAACAACACTTGATGGAGCAATATTAATCGGTGCAGGTATTGCCTTTTTAATTTTCAAACCGATTGCAAGTATTGTAGCTTACGGTGCCATTGCCTATGGAGCATGGACTATTTGGAAACCTGAGAGCAAAAAATAATGTTTGGGATTTTTTCGGCACTTAAAGGAATTATGGTCATGGGCCTTGTCGCAGGTATTATGGGCGGGGCCTATAAAGTATATGCTATTGTTAATGATAATGCAAAACTTAAAGCTAATCAAGTAGTATTAGAAGAAAGTATCGAAACACAAAAAGTTGTAATTGAACAATACAAAAAAGATATAGTCGAAATTGTAAAAGCAAACAATGAAATGAATCTTCTTATAAAAAACTTACAAAAGGACTTTGAAGATTTAGATAAACGATTTACTAAAAAAAATAGGGATATTGGCAAGATAGCAGAAAAGAAACCAGAAGCATTTGAAAAAATTCTTAATAACGCAGGCAAGAATGCTAATAGATGTATGGAAATAGCATCAGGATCTCCATTAACAGATGAAGAAAAAAATGCAACAAGGAAATCACAAATTAATCCGGAATGTCCATCAATAGCAAATCCGAATTATGTCCCTTATGGAATAAACTAAAATGAAAGCAGTAAAATTTAACAGATTGATTTGGTGTGTAGTTATATTATTATCTTTCACATTAATAACAGGTTGCTCGTCAGTAAAAAAATTGGATATCTTTTCAATTGAACAAGAAAGAGCCAAACTGAATTTAGATAAACCGGCTCCATTAACATTGGAAGATATTAGATGGATAATAATTAATTCAGAAAACTCAGCTGAGGTATTTGCAGAATTGGAAAAACAAGGATATGATGCTGTATTATTTGGGTTAACCGATAAAGACTATCAATTACTATCCAAAAACTTTGCAAGAATTAGAGCACATTTAAAAGAATCAAATACTCTTCTGGAAAAGTACAAAGAATATTATGAACCAGAAGAATCCAAAAAAACTGTTGACAAAAGTCAATAATCCTGTATACTAATACAGGAACCATGAAGAACTTTTATCAAATATTAGGAGTACCTGAGAACGTTGAAGACGCCGATTTAAAAAAGGCGTATAAAAAACTTGCGATAAAGTATCACCCAGATAAACAACATGGAAACGAAGAAAAGTTTAAAGAAATTAGTGAAGCTTATGATGTACTCAAAGATAAAAAGAAAAGACAGCAGTATGATTTAGAAAGACAGTTTGGTAATCAACGTGGTGGGTTTGGGCAAAACTTCGGCTCGTTTGAAGAAGTAGTACTAAACATGGATGGAATAAATGAAATATTCCAGCAACACTTTGGAGGAGAAACAAGCCCTTTTAGTAATAGAATTCGAAATAAAGATATAAAGATCACAATGAATGTTACGTTAGAAGATATCTATTTTAATAAGTCCAAAGATATTGTTGTAAGAATGCCTAGTGGATCAACAAAAAGTTTAAATGTTTCGATACCTGTTAATGCTGATTATGATACAATAATTAGATATAGAGGACTAGGTGATAATAGATATAGTAATATGAATCCTGGAGACTTACTAATTGCATTAAACATTGTACCTCACCCAGAGTTTCAAAAAGAAGGATCTAATTTGTTTAAAACAGTAGATGTAAATGTATTTGATGTTATGATAGGAACAAGTTATACAATTCAGCATCTAGACGATGTAAAATCAACGTTGAAGATACCATCAATGACAGCACCAGGTACTAAACTAAGATTACGTGGCAAAGGTATGCCTAAAAAGAACGGAACATTTGGTGATATGATTGTTACAATAGATTATGATATGCCAAAAAAATTAACAGATGTACAAAAGAAAATGTTGGAGGATGTCAAAAATTTATGCTAGATGTAGTAAAAGATCCTGCAGATATTCTTCATACAAAGTGTGATATGGTAGACTTTAAAAACGTTGATATAGAAAAATTAAGTGTTGCAATGCATGAGTCTATGTCATACAATAAAGGTATTGGTTTAGCGGCACCACAAGTTAATAAAAAGATTCGAATGTTTGTAATGCAGTATAATGATAAAAAATTTACAGTAGTAAATCCAGAAATAGTTGATTCAACTGGTGATAATATACTGTTATTAGAAGGTTGTTTAAGTTTTCCTAATTTGTTTATGAAAGTTAAAAGACCTGAAACTGTTTTTGTTAAATACTACGATGAACAAGAAAAGTTACATGAAGATAAATTACAAGGTTGGATATCAAGAATATTCCAACATGAATATGACCATTTGGAGGGTGTAACATTTGATAAACGAGTATCTAGGCTAGTACTAGATATGGCAAAGAAAAGGATGCAAAAAGATGCCAGAAGAGCAAGATAGAATAGAAATGATGCTTGATCGTGCGATGTCTTATGCATCGGAACGAAGTCACGAATACGTTACACTAGAGCATTTACTACTATCAGTAGTACAAGAAAAAGAAATTGAAGAACTGTTAAGAAACTTATCAGTCAATCCACAAGACCTAACTAACGATTTAGTAACATACGTCGATACAGAACTTGCAGATATTATTATTGAAAAAGGCTCTAATCCAAGAAAAACACAATCAACAGAAAGAGTGTTTAACAGAGCAGTAACACAGGTAATATTCTCAGGTAGGAAACAACTAGAGATAGTAGATATCTTTATTAGCTTATTAAGTGAGAAGAATTCTTATGCACAATATTTCTTAAAGAAACACAAAGTTACAAGACAAAGAGTAATTGAAAGAGTAACTAAAGATTCATATCAGAAAAAAGGTATGCAACAAAGTCAGCAAGGAGCCGGCGGCGAAGTTTCTTTTACAGATTTTTGTACAGATTTAAATGAAGAAGCAAAAGCAGGTAACATTGATGAGTTAATTGGTAGAGAAGTAGAACTAGATGAGATTACACACGTACTTGCAAGAAGAAAAAAGAACAATGTAATTATTTGCGGTGAGTCAGGAGTTGGTAAAACACAAATGGCAGAAGGACTTGCAAAAAAGATTGTTGACGGTAATGTACAAAAAACACTTAAAGACAAAACAGTATGGAGTTTGGATCTTGCAGGTATGGTAGCAGGTACAAAGTTTAGAGGTGATTTTGAAGAAAGAGCCAAAGTAGTACTAGATGAACTTGCTGAAAAAGAAAATGCTATCTTGTTTATTGATGAAATACATATGATTGTTGGTGCAGGTTCCGCCGGACAATCAAACATTGATATGGCAAACTTATTAAAACCTTTACTAGCAAAAGGCAAACTATTATGTATTGGTGCAACAACACCTACAGAATATAGAGAGAATATCGAAAAAGATAGAGCATTAATGAGAAGATTTCAGAAGTATGATTTAGATCCACCAGGTATAGATGATACAATTAAAATTTTAAAAGGTATACAACCTTTATATGAAAAATTTCACCAAGTCAAATATGATATTGGTACAGTAGAAGAAATTGTAAAAATGGCTGACAAGCATTTACATGGTAAACATTTACCAGACAAAGCAATTGACGTAATGGATGCCGCTGGCGCCACATCAAACTTGGCAGACAAGCCAAACGTAGATATGGATGGCATACATTTACAAGTATCTAAAATTAGTAAAGTGCCTCTAGAGATGATTGTAAACAAACAAACAGAAAACTATGCTGACCTTGAAGGTAAAATGAAGAAGAAGGTATTTGGGCAAGACGATGCTATTGAAAAACTTACAAACTCTATAATGGTTGCTAAAGCAGGATTAAGAGAAGCAAACAAACCTATTGGATCATACTTGTTTGTAGGGCCAACTGGTGTTGGTAAAACTGAAGCCTGTAAACAACTAGCAGACAATCTAGGAATAAAACTATTAAAATATGATATGTCTGAATATCAAGAAAGACATTCAGTATCAAAATTAATTGGTGCTCCTCCAGGATATGTAGGCTATGCAGAAGGATCAGTTGGATCAGGACAACTTATTAATGATGTTGAAGATAATCCAAACTGTGTATTACTATTAGATGAAGTTGAAAAAGCGGCGCCTGAAGTATTACAAGTATTATTACAAGTTATGGATGACGGAAGATTATCATCTTCAACAGGCAAAACTGTAAACTTTGGCAAAGTTATTTTAATTATGACTTCAAACTTAGGAGCGGCCTTGGCAGATAAACAAAGTATCGGATTTGGTGCTGAGGCAAATATGGATGCAAGTACTGAAGAAGTTAAAAAGTTCTTTGCTCCAGAATTTAGAAATAGATTAGATGCGGTGGTAGGTTTTAACAAACTATCTGAAGACAACATCTTGAAAATTATCGACAAAGTCAATAATGAAACAAATGTAATGTTGACAGAAAAAAATGTTAAAGTAGAACTTGATGATTCCGCAAAACAATGGCTGATGAAAGAAGGGTTTGATCCTAGCATGGGTGCAAGACCATTAAAAAGAGTTTATGAACAACAATTAAAATTACCAATATCAAAAGAAATATTATTTGGAAAACTAATAAATGGTGGTATGGTAAAAGTGTCAACTAAAGAAGGAAAATTAAAAATTGACTATGTTGGAAGAGATACTTAAACCGGCAAGAAAAAAATATTACAACTGGTATTATCACAAAGTGGTAATAGAGCAACCTCATATTGAAGGTCGTGATATGATATCAGAGTTTGCCTACAAGCACAAACTGAACAATACAAATTGGTTTATTAAAAGAGATTACAAAAGACTTAAATGGAATATCTTTTTTAAATATGATTCAGATTATGAGAACTTTGTCAAAGAGTTTCGTAATTGTATATTACTGATTGAAACAGTATACAATGAAGAACATAAAAAAATGATTAATGACAGTAGTGTTGATATTACATCTGTATTATATTTTAAAAAGTATACAACAAAGATAGATGTACCTTATATTACAGATGAATCAGCAGTTGGTTGGGTATCGTCACACTTTAAAGAAAGATCAAGAGCTGAGTATCATTTGGATCATAGCATAAGAAGAGCAATATTTCATTCAACAAACAAAAGACAGAGTCCATACTTAATGGGCAATATCTATTTGAATGATGAAAGAGATGTGTTTATGGCAAAGTTGGCCTTGCCACAAGCAACTGTAAAGAAATGTTGGCCAACAAAACATCACCTTAAACAAAAAACAGAACTAAACTTTTTAGGAGAAGAATAATGAATGAAAAACTAGCAGTATCACTAATTGAAAAAAATATCATAGGTGTAGACACAGAAATTGATGGTCTATACTGGACACAGGAATTTGGTGGTGCAAATTTTCAGAAGGTTGGTACATTCGGAATTGATAAAATTGAGAAGATTAATGGTAAGTACGTTTTTAATTGTCGAAGCACTAACGATGGACAACAAGAGTGGATGGTTTTAAAAGATGTTGTTAAAGTTGATGGCATGGAGCCAACTAAACTTGCAAAAGCATACAACTTAGATGAAAATGGGCAGAAGCCAAAGAAAAAAAGAAAAAAGAAGTAAATGAAAAAAGTAACGCACAAACATAAATTTGATGTGGTAATTATTGGTGGCGGAGGTTCAGGCCTTCGTGCCGCTCTAGGTATGGTAGAGAAAGGTTTAAAGACAGCAGTAGTATCTAAAATTTATCCTACTAGAAGTCACACAGTGGCCGCACAAGGTGGTATATCAGCCGCACTTGGTAATATGGGTGAAGATGACTGGAGATGGCACGCCTATGATACTATTAAAGGTGGTGATTGGTTATCTGATCAAGATGCAGTTCAGTTCCTTTGCCAGAATGCCAAAGATGCAGTATTAGAATTAGAGCATTATGGAGTTCCATTTAGTAGAACTGATGAAGGTAAAATATACCAAAGACCATTTGGTGGTATGACATCAAATTATGGAGAAGGCATAGTACAACGAACCTGTGCCGCGGCCGATAGAACAGGACACGCAATATTACATACATTATATGGACAATGTTTATCAAAGAATGTTACATTTTTTGATGAATACTTTACAACTGATCTACTAATGGATAATGGTAAGTGTACAGGTTCACTTTCTATTTGTTTAGAGACAGGTGAGATACATCAGTTTGATGCTAACATGACAGTATTGGCTACAGGTGGTTACGGTAAAGTTTATCAAAGTGCCACATCAGCTCATACCTGCACAGGCGATGGCGGAGGCATGGTTCTAAGAGCAGGACTACCTATGCAAGATATGGAGTTTGTACAGTTTCACCCATCAGGAATATATGGTGTCGGTTGTTTAATTACAGAAGGTGCTCGTGGTGAAGGTGGTTACCTAACTAATTCAGAGGGAGAACGATTTATGGAAAGATATGCTCCCAATGCCAAAGATCTTGCATCAAGAGATGTTGTATCCAGAGCTATCACTGTAGAGATAAATGAAGGAAGAGGTTGCGGACCTAAAAAAGATTATGTTCATTTAAATTTAATGCACTTAGATGAAAAGACAATAATGGAAAGATTACCGGGTATTGTTGAAGAAGCAAAACACTTTGGTGGTGTTGATGTTAGAAAAGATCCTATTAACATTGTACCTACTGTACATTATAATATGGGTGGTATACCTACAAATATAAATGGAGAAGTAGTAACGTTAGATGACAACGACAAAGTACAAACAGTTGGTGGACTAATGGCAATAGGTGAAGCGGCCTGTGTGTCTGTACACGGAGCAAATAGATTAGGATCTAATTCTCTAATTGATTTAGTAGTATTTGGTAAAGCGGCATCTGAAAGATGTGGAGATATATTAGAAAGAAATGGAAATGTACAAGAGTCAACTAAAGAAGCAGTTGATAAAGCATTGCAACGAATAGATGATATTCATACAAAAAGATCAGATGTAGTTCTAGCTGAAGTTAGAAATGAAATGCAAGAGATCATGCAAAGAAGAGCGGCAGTATTTAGAACTGGTGAAAATATCAGTGTTGGCATGAATGAAATAGAAAAGCCACTACAAGATTTTAAACAAGGTGTTGTTAAAGATACTGGAATGATATTTAATTTAGACTTAACCGAAGCAATGGAACTTGAAAACCTTTTATTACAAGCACAGGTAACTCTAAAATCAGCATTTGTTAGGACAGAATCTAGGGGTGCTCACACAAGAGATGATTATCCAGAACGAGATGATAAGAACTGGATGAAACATACTTTGGCATGGGCAGGTGGACACAACAGTAGGATTGGATATAGAGCAGTAGTTCTTGAACCTTTAACAAATGAAATGGAACCGGTGCCACCGAAAGCAAGAGTATATTAATGAAAACAGTTGGCATAGTTGGTAAGAACAATATTAGTAGAGCTGTAGGAAGTTATCTAAGATCTTCTAACTTTGATGTTCATTATGCTGATAGTTCAAGTGTCGAGCATGATAGTAAACGTTCTTTGAATTATTTTGTTGCAGACAAAGACCTATTAATTTCTGCTGAAAGAAAAACAAATCACGTATTAGCTGAGTTATGTGACGATGTAGGAAGAACATATTTTGATTTAGGTAATGATAAAAGTGTGATTGACAAAAGCCATGCTAAAAATTCTTTCATTATGCCTTGTTGCGGAGTATCACCTGGAATAACAGATATTATTGCAGAAGATATGATAAAAGGATTTGATTCAGTTGATAGTGTTAAAATTAGAACTGGACATTTGCCAGATTATTTAATTTCAGAATCTGACTATCAAAATAATTTAGTTTTCATTAATGGAGTTATGTATGAATCTTATACAACTAGCGATGATATATTAAATTCCAAAGATATATTTGATTACAAGCATATTAGATATCCTGGACAACAAAATGAAACAATTAATTTTGGACAAGACAGTTTTATAATATTAGTAAATGTGAATGGTATGAAAAATAATAAGTTGGTTAATCAATATTATTTTAAAAAAATTAAAGGCGATAACAATTTTAATGCACAAGAAAGATCGACAGCATCATCTATTTGTGCTATAGTGTTAATGTATTGCGTAAATGAATTATCGGGTAATGGAATAATAAAACCAAGCGATGTTAATTTTGATTTATTACAAGCAAATAAATTTGGGCAGGTGTTTAAAAAATGAGTTATGTTGACGCATATTTAGATAGAGAAAAAGATCAGGTTAATATTGTTGAACGAGTAAATGGTAAAAGGAATTACGTAAACTATCCTGTTGAGTATCTCTTTTACTACAACGATCCACATGGTCAATATAAGTCTATGCTTGGGCACAGGTTGAGCAGATTTGCAACTAAAAGAAGAAAAGAGTTCCAACGAGAACTAAAGATTCACAGTAATCAGAAATTGCATGAATCAGATATCAACCCTATCTTTAGAAGTTTAGAAAAAAACTATCTAGATGTAAATGCTCCTAAATTGCATTTAGCATTATTTGATATTGAGGTTGACTTTGATCCAAAGCTAGGTTTCGCAAAACCAGATGATCCACACCAACCTGTTACAGGTATTACAGTATATTTAGATTGGCTTGATAGTCTAGTAACATTAGTAATTAAACCTAAAGCTATGTCTAAAGAAGAAGCACAAAGTATTGTAGAAAGATTTGAAGATACAATGTTATGTGATTCTGAAGCACAACTTATTAGTACATTTTTAGATCTTATTAAAGATGCAGATGTATTGAGTGGTTGGAACTCAGAAGGTTTTGATATTCCGTACATGGTAAACAGAACAGCTATGGTATTAGGTAAAGAGTCAACAAATAGATATTGTTTGTGGAACTTATATCCACGTAAAAGAGAATATATCAAATATGGTAACACACAAGAAACATATGACCTATTTGGTCGAGTACATTTAGACTACTTAGAGCTTTATAGAAAATATACGTATCATGAAATGCATTCATATAGACTTGATGCTATTGGTGAGTATGAAGTAGGTGAAAAGAAGATTCCATATGAAGGAACAATTGAGCAACTTTATAATGATGACTTTGAAAAGTTTATTGCATACAATAGACAGGACGTAGAGATTCTAAAAAGACTAGATAAGAAATTGAGGTTTGTAGATCTTGCTAACGAATTGGCTCATGCCAACACGGTGCTTCTCCAAACTACAATGGGAGCGGTGGCTGTTACTGAGCAGGCAATTATTAATGAAGCACATAAACGTGGCGTAGTGGTTCCAGACAGAAAACGCAACGGCAAGAACGGTAATGGCCATAATCACCCAGCGGCAGTAGGAGCCTATGTGGCATATCCTAAAAAAGGTAAACATGAATGGATAGGATCTATAGATATTAATTCTCTATATCCATCAGTTATTAGATCTTTGAATATGGGACCAGAAACTATTATTGGACAGTTAAGACAAGATCACACTACAAGATATATTAGCAACAAAATAAACAATGAAAAGAAATCGCCCGCAGATGCTTGGGAAGGTATTTTTGGTAGTTTAGAATATACGGCAGTAATGGCAAAAGACAAAGGAACAGAAATTACAGTTGATTTTGAAAATGGACAAACAGAAGTTATGTCCGGTGCAGAACTATATGAAGTGATCTTTAATTCAGGAAAGAACTGGTGTTTAAGTGCCAACGGTACTTTGTTCAGAACAGACATCGAAGGTATTGTTCCAGGATTACTTGAAAGTTGGTATGCACAAAGAAAAGTTATGCAGGCTACAATGCGTGAACAAACAGATCCAGAAGAAAGAGCTTTCTGGGATAAAAGACAGCTTGTGAAAAAGATTAACTTGAACAGTTTGTATGGTGCGATATTAAATCCTGGTTGTAGATTCTTTGATATGAGAATTGGGCAGTCAGTAACACTAACAGGTCGAGCAATTACAAAACATATGGCGTCTAAAACAAACGAAGTTGTCGCAGGTGAATATGACTATAGAGGCAAGGGTATTATATATGGTGATACTGACTCTGTTTATTTCTCAGCATGGCCAATGGTGAAAGAACAAGTTGAAAATAGTGAAATAGAATGGAACAAAGAGTCTGTAGTTGATTTGTATGACACTATAGCAGAAGAAGTAAACAAGTCTTTTCCATCTTTCATGAAAAAAGCATTTCAAACATCACAGCAAAAAGGTGAAATAATTGTTGGTGGTAGAGAAGTAGTTGGGTCAAGTGGACTATTCATTACAAAGAAAAGATATGCTATTCTTGTGTATGATGAAGAAGGTGTTCGCAAAGATGTTGAAAATGAAGGCAAAGTTAAAATTATGGGTATTGACATTAAAAGATCTGATACTCCAGAATTTATGCAGAAGTTTTTGTCAACACTATTAAGAATGGTATTGATCGGCGGAACAAAAGAAGATATTCTACAAGCAATTACATCTTTCAAAGAAGAGTTTACTGAAAAGCCAGGTTGGGAAAAGGGTACTCCAAAAAGAGTAAACAACTTGACAATGTATTACAATAAGATTGATGACATGAATAAAAAAGTGAAAAGACAGTTTGAAAAAGAATTTACTCTAGAAATGTCAGATGGTAAAGCACAATCAAATAAGGTGAATTTGCCAGGACACGTAAGAGCATCTATGAATTGGAACACATTAAGATCAGCACATAAGGATCACTATTCGTTGCCTATTAATGATGGACAGAAAGTGATTGTATGTAAACTGAGAGATAATCCAATGGGATATACATCAGTAGCTTATCCAATTGATGAATTGAATATTCCAAGTTGGTTTAAAGAATTGCCGTTTGATCATGAAGCAATGGAACAAACAATTATTGATCAAAAAGTATCAAATATGATTGGTGTAATGGGTTGGGATTTATCCAAAACCAAAACAGAAACAACAGTATTTGGAAACTTATTTGAAATGGCATAACGAATCCTAGCTAGGATACAGGAAGGGCACCAAAGGGAGACTGGACGGTGCCCTAACAAAAAGGTTGCTTTATTATTTCAAATATGTTAAGTTATTATTATGTATAGACCATTACCAGACGGATTAACAATTAAAGAATCAAATGTACAAGGCTTAGGCTTATTTGCTACAAAAGATTTTGATCCATGGACAATATTAGGTATCGTTCATGTATTAGACAAAAACTTTCCACACGGTAGCATTAGAACTGCCTTGGGAGCATTTTATAATCACTCTGACGATCCTAATTGTAAAAATGTTTCGGGCTTTTGGCACCAACTTCCGGTTAAATACTTGCAGACAATAAAACCAATACAAGCCGGAGAAGAGCTTACAGCCAAATATACATTATACAAAGATTTTGAAAGGGAGAGAGCATAATGCAAGGAAATTTTGATAAGTGTTTAGAATTAATTTTACATCATGAAGGTGGATATGTAAACCACCCACAAGATCCAGGTGGAGAAACTAACTTGGGAGTAACCAAAAGAGTATATGAAGATTTTGGTGGAACCAAAAGTATGAAAGAATTAACAGTCGAAGATGTAACACCAATTTACAAAAAGAATTATTGGGATAGAGTAAAAGGTGATCAATTACCAGTTGGCTTAGATTTGTGTTTGTTTGACTTTGGAGTAAATGCAGGAACAGGCAGAGCGGCCAAGAAATTACAAGCAATGATTGGCACAGTAGTTGATGGTGGTATTGGACCAAACACATTAGCCAAACTAAACGATTATCTTGATGTAAATGATATTGAAGCAGTTATTCACAGTTATCAACAAGCACGTCAAGAATACTATGAATCTTTATCTACATTTGCAACTTTTGGTCGAGGTTGGACAAGAAGAAATGAGGAGACCACAACATCAGCAATTGAAATGGCTAGAGGGGAAGGATAATAATGAAAGATCCAATTTTATTAAAAAAGGTTGAAAAACTTAAAGAACATTTGGAACAGATGAACCAAATTTATTATGATCTCCAACAGGAGGGATTTTATATCCAAATTGAAAGTGAAGAAAAAGAAGGCAATAGAATTTGGAAAACTGGTTCAATAAATCAAACAATAAAATATTGACAATTTCTATAAATTATTGTACTATTAACTATAATTAAGGAGAACAACATGAGAGATATACTATTAGACATTGTGAAACATACACATAGTCTTGGCTTTATTCAAACAGTAAAAGTTGAAGGTAGTACAACAGAAACTGGTGTAGAAGCAATGGATGAAGATAAGACAGTAGTACTTAAAGGAAAACTACACACGCCAGTATCAGAGTTAGAAGGTGTTGCTGGATTAAGCAGACTTGGAGTATTAAGCGGATACTTAAACTTTGAGCCTTACAAAAATGGTGAGTCAACAATCAAAGTTAAAAGATCACAAAGGAATGGAGACTCCACACCAGAAGAAATTGAATTTGCATCTCCGTTAGGTTATTCAGCAAATTATAGATTTATGGTAAGCTCATTACTAGATGAAAAACTTAAATCAGTAAAGTTTAAAGGTGTTAATTGGGATGTCACAGTACAGCCTACACAACAGAATCTAAAAGACTTGTCTTACTTTGCAGGCATTATGGTAGGTCATGAATCAACATTTGTAGCAAAAACAGATGGAACAACATTAAAGTTTTACATTGGTGATGGATCCAATGATAGAGTTGAAATTCCTTTTGCTCAAAATGTTTCAGGTCAACTAACAAAAGGTTGGGCTTGGCCACTAAATCAAGTATTAAGTATTTTAAAATTAAGTGATACATCGCAAACATTTATGTCATTTAGTGATCAAGGTGCTATGCAGATATCAATTGATTCAGGACTTGGCAAATATGATTATATATTGCCAGCAAGAACATCTCAATAATGAGTGATAATGCCGCAAGATATACTGCCGAGTATATGGCAAATGAATACAGAAATGAAGCCAGTGGTTGGAAGTACAAATATGGAGAACTTAAAAAGGACGTCAGGAAACTTATTTCTCTCATGCCTACAGACAGAATTCTTTGGGTTCCAGATATTAAAGAACAAGTTACAAAAATCGAAAAACATATAGGAGAACAAAATGACTAAAATAATATCGTTTTTATTTGTTTTTGCTTTTCTTGTCGGTTGTTCAGCAGTACCAAGTAATCCGAAACTGTCATTTGGTAAGAAGTGTGCTGAAACAGACGATGGACAAATAGCCTACAGTTATGTATGGTTGTTTGATAAAGAAGCAGGTCTGAAAGCAAATGAAACTACTTGTAAGAAAATAGCAGAATAATGATAAGAGACTACACAAACAAGGCATCAACAGATGCAGTCAAATTTTTTACAGGTATTGAAGTTGAGAAAACAAAATTTCACGGCCTGTTGACTTTGTTTGTAGTAGATACTCCAGAAGTTAAATCTATAGTACAATATGCTAAAGACTATAAGATTGGTCACATCTATTTAGGTGCTAATCAAAGTTGGAAAACATATGAAGCACATGATTATATGTTAGTCAAGCCAACTATTGATTCTCTAATAGAAGCAAATCTTAATGTGACTATTGATGTTCCTCACAATGCACCAATACAATGTTTAGAACCATTGTTCTCAAATCCAAGATTCCAAATAAATTTTGCAGTAGCAATTCCTTATGTTGACAAACTAAAAGATTGTGCTATAATAAAAATAGATGATGAAGATTTTAATAAAACAAATACAGGTGTTTGGTGTTTGCCATTAAGTCAAATAATGACAGATACTAATTACACAGGTTGGAAAGAGTATACAAAAGATACGGCTATTGATAATGACAGAGAAGAAAACATTTAAAATAGAACTAAAAGTTGGTGATAAGATTGATGTGGGCAAGTTTAGAAACGTCAGAACTAACATTACCAAAATAACTCTTGACAACCACGGACAGCCTGTAATACATACATCAAAAGGCGAAAAGAAAGCATTAACATTTAGACTTGTAAAGCTAGACGCAGATAAGGAACAAGATGAAACAGTATCAGACAAACAGCCAGAGCCAGCCAACAACTAGTACACCTACAGTTGACAGCCTCAAGCAAGAAATAGAACTTCTTAAAAAAACAATAGCCGATGAAGTAAAAGAGAAATACTCTCTTTACAAAAGAGTTAAAGAGCTTAATGACGAAGTTGAAAAGCTCAAGAAAAGGCAGTCATGATTAAATCAGATCAAAAAGATAACAAACCAAAAATTTACGAACGCAATCCAGACACAGGCGTAATTCGTTGGAGATATATAGGGGAAAGTCCAGATGTCTATGGATGGCCGGACTATGGTAACATACTTGATACAAAAGAAAATGTCGAATTATACAAAAAAGCTAGACGAAAAGATTAAAGAATTAAACTCAACTAGAGTTTTTAAAAAGGTAACACCTAAAGGTGATTTATCTTGGTACATCAAATGGACAGCAAGTATATTAATTCTTGGTGCAACAATAGCCAGATCAACAGGTGTTCTACCACTAGTTGATTTATGGTTTGGGTTGTTTGGCACTCTGGGTTGGTTTTGGGTTGGTATGCTTTGGCATGACAGAGCTCTTATTATGCTCAATGGCGTACTAGTAACACTAATTGTAATGGGTTTAATCAACTACTACTTTATAGGAGAAATATGACAGACGATAGATCAGAAGACCTAAGTTATGAAAACGAAGGCGGCAAGGTAACAATAACTTTGAAAGAATACGATAAGTTAAGAGAAAGACAATCTTACATTACAGACAAGAGTTTGATTTCAGTAATTGATAAAATAGAAGAACTTGTAAGAGCATTAAGGAAACACATAGTACGATCGGACTTTGATTAATATGACAAAGATGACACAAGAAGAATATGATGCTGAATTAAAAAAGCAACAACAGGATCCAAGGCACAACCAATGGGGTTACTTTGGTAGTCCTAAAGAACAAATTGCACGTATGAAAGGCATACCTACAAAAGAAGCATTGTTAGAAATGTTACGTGAAGGTGTGTATGTTGTAACTTTCAAAAAACTAAATGGTGATGAAAGAGCAATGACGTGTACAAAAAGTTTTGATGTTATTCCTAAAGAGAATCAACCTAAGACAGATATAGAAACCAAACCAGAAAATATAACGGTATGGGATCTTAATGCACATGATTGGCGTTCTTTTGTTTATGATCGTGTGAGCAAGGTTGTAAATGTATGAAATTTGGTATATACCGAGAATACATAATGAGGTACTCATGTGGAAATTCAAAACAATATCAGATGCACAAATTTCAATGAAGAAATTAAAAGAAGAAAGGCCAAAGGCTTGGCCACATTTTTATATCTGGAATACTAAAACTAATAAAAAAATAAAATATGAAGAACCATTTGATGATTTTGGATGGTGGGGCAGTTAAGGAAAATATGAAACCGTTAAGAACATTATTAGCAATATATGTACTGTTTCTTTTGATAGTAATTATAACATACAAAGATGCAAACGCAATAGAACTATCAAAGTATTACAAAGAACCATTAACAGAAACAGATAAAAAAGGTATAATTGCTTTTAATATGTTACAAACAATAGATATGTTGCAAACTTTAGAAATAGCAAATAATGATGATTATTATGAAAAGAATCCTATACTAGGAAAACATCCAAATGAATTACAAGTTATTACGTATTTTATTATCAGAGGCTTTGCTCATTATGAAGCAACAAAGATGATGCCACAGAAATACAGAAGTGTCTGGCACACGTATAATATTGTTTATAATTATGATGTTGTAAGGGATAATCATAACATAGGAATTAGGATAGGATTTTAAGGAAAAAAGTAATATTGACAAAGAAAACAAATCACTGTATAATAACTATATGAATCACAAAGAATGGATATATGATTTGGTAGGAATATCATTGATTGTATTAATAATAATAGGAGCATTGATGTAATGAAAAATTTATTAAAAAAATTCCAAGAAAAATATGGCGAAGGTTCAGCCGCAGATTTAGACTATGGTAAATTGTTAATCATTGGTCTTTTAGTTTATATTGCTTTCTTTAAGGAGTTTGTATAATGAGAATGATTTGGGTAACGTATAGAAAAGAAGGTTTGCACAAATACCCTGCGGCACTAGATGATCCAAAACTAGCAACTGGTGGCGAAGATGATGTAAGTTTCTTAGGTTATATTCACAGACATATTTTTCATTTCAAAGTAGCAATTGAAGTGTTTCACAATGACAGAGACATTGAATTTATACAATTTAAAAGATGGTTAGAAAGTCTTTATGATAAAGGCACATTAGAACTAGACTATAAGTCTTGTGAAATGATATCAGATGATATCTATGCACAAATTAATTCAAGATATCCAAATAGATCAGTTAGGATTGAAGTTTCAGAAGATGGCGAAAATGGTTGTGATATATTCTATGAAAAAGGATCACCGAAACAAACAGGTTCAAAAACATTTGCTGAATCACAATCAGCAGGACTAAACTAGTACCATTCAGCATCTGAATGTGGGCCGTTAGCTCAGTTGGTAGAGCAATTCCCTTTTAAGGAATGGGTCGATGGTTCGAGTCCATCACGGCTCACCATTAATATTTATTATAACTAAATATTACTATGCCAGACAATATACAAATAACAAAAACACTAGATTCATTAATAGATTTTGATATTGAAATTAGTCAAATAGGTGGTTTGAAAAATGATTTCAACTCTCAAATGCATTTCAAATTTGAAAAGGCTGTCGCTGACTATAGACGATCTACAAAAACTATTATGCCAGAAATCTGGAATGGAAACTATTCTTCTTTTATCAAAATTATTAGAGCAAAAGATAATGTAATGATCAAACTGGCTGACGTTTATAACAAAGGTAGTGATACTATAAAAGAACATATCGAAAAGTCTTTTAGACAATCAATATACTATCTTTTATCAACAGATCTTGTTCCTACAGATGTCATAGTAGATTTTGGTGAAACATCAGGTATACTTGAAGCAATATGTAGAGAGTTAGGTTTACAATGTTCCACATTCAGATTACCAAGCAATGTAGAAGATGAGCGTGAACAAGAGTCAAAAGCATTGTCTGATGCAATAGGGGTGAGTGTTTATCGTTCTAGAACAAATGACATTAGATATAAAAAATTTTATTTTCCTTATGCACATATGAAACCAAATAAATTTTTTATTTCAAGTGAGTTTCATAGATACTTTAACAAAGGTGGAGAAGAAAAAGTATGGATGCCTACACATTGGAATTCTTTTTTTGATAGATTATATCAACTAACAAAAACAGAATCGCAAGTGACATTGTTATTGAATTCTCCATATAGCACACATGAAGGTTACGGTTTTGAATCTTTTTTAAAGAAAAAAATAAATTTAACTACTATGCCATACCGCGATTTAATAGAAAATACTGAAAGAATGATGAAGATTCCTGTTATTTCTGTTATATTACCATATAATTTATAACTAAAAGTATAAATATTAGCACAGGCGAACACAAATGATCGCAGTGATCATATAACATCGCTATAGTTAAAGGAGAATATATCATGGCAGGATTTGGTCCAGGTAGAACACATGGCTCTGCTACTTTAGGTAGACAGATGCTAGTAGGTGAACCGAACTCAGGTTTGGTACACTTTGATATCGATGCAGGTGTAAACATTTCAGCAGAAACTGGTGTTGACGGTGCAATCGACAAAATGTATGAAGAAATGGCAACTAAAGGTACTCCAGTAATAATGGGTACATTACAAGCAGACAATCAGTCAATCAGAGTAGCATTTGAAACAGGTGCGGCAGGTTGGACAGCGGCATCATTACAAGCGGCTTTTAGAGCTTTAGGTGACGATGTAGGTCCAAACAGCATCGACTTAACAGGTGCGACAGTGGCTGACTTCACTTACTAATCCGTGTAGTTCACACATAAAATTAAAAGGCGGCTTTCGGGTCGCCTTTTTTTTTGGCTTTTGGAAAAATAATAAATAGTTTAAATAAAAGGGTTATACCATGAAAGCTACCATTACCGTAAAGTCTGACAAAGATTTAGAAAAAATTAAGAATGATTTAAACACACAAGGACAAGGTCCTGTATCACGTAAAATTGAAGTCACTAAAGAATTAGGATCATCAAGAGCATTTGAAGTTGAGATTGAAGATGACAACGAATTAGTAGCAATAAAAAATGATCCAAGAGTAGAATCAATAAATTCAGATAGATTATTAAAAGCAATCAAATATAAAGAAGATGGTAGTAGAGCATTAACACCATCAACTTCATCTTCAGCAAACGCCAATCACACCAACTGGGGATTAGCTAGACATACACAAAGAAATACATCACTAGCATACAATTACACATATCTATACGATGCTACAAATGTTGATATAGTTATTGCTGACTCAGGCATTACACCAAACCATCCTGAATTTGGCGGAAGACTACAACAGATTAATTGGACAGCTGGACAAGGTCCTAACCATTACAGCGACCAATCAGGACACGGAACACACGTTGCATCAATAGCCGCAGGTTCATACAATGGCTGGGCATTGGCAGGAAATATATATTCATTCAAATTAGCTCTTGGGGCAGGCTATACTGATGCCTATGCTATCAGTGATTATTTTTTAATTAAAGATTGGGTATTAAACAAAACAGAACCTAATCCAACTATTGTAAACAACTCATGGGGCACAACACTTGACTATCCTTACAACCATCCAAACTCAGGTGAAGAACATCCTGTAAGAAATACTACAGTAGATGGTATGATTGTAGATTTAGCCAATGCAGGTGCAGTAGTAGTATGTTCAGCAGGTAATAATAGTTTTGCAGTTGACAGTCCTAACAATGCAATGAGTTTATATGATGTAGGTTACAATTATTATTATAATGGTGAAACAATGACATACACAACATCAGCAGTAGGACCTAATGGACCATATGGTGAAATGGTATACTTCATGCCTTTACATAGAGGTCAGTCACCATCAAATGCAACTAACAATGTTGCAGGTTTACAATTTGATATTGCAGTAGCGGCCTGTGATAACTCAAATGCAAAAGCTAGTTTTTCAAACTATGGTGCAGGTACAACAATATATGCAGGAGGACAATATATACAAGGTGCTTACACAGATCCAAATGCAAATTCAATAACACCATTAGCACATCCACAAAATTCAAGTTATTACATTTATAAATTATCAGGAACATCAATGGCATCTCCGCAAGTAACAGGTGCATTGGCTTGTTACATGAGTAAAGACATAACCGCTTGGGATAAAGCAAGAGGTAACACAAATCAGGTTGACGCAAAGAACTGGTTAACAAATATGTCTGCCACAGCAATGCCAATTACAAATGATGCTGATAATCAAAAACAACTTTATACTCCATGGCAGGATTATACAACAACATGGAATATAGGCAATGGAACATCTGGCACACATGATATAAATGCCGGATCAAATATTTCACAAGGAGATACAGTTAATTACACTCTATCAGCTGAATTCAGAAATGCGGCTTCGGAACAACTACACACAGTAACTTATAGTGTTGCATCTGGTTCAATACCAACAGGTACAAGTTTAGATACATCAACAGCAGTATTAGATGGTACAACAACAGTACCAGGAACATATACTTTTAATTTGTCAGCTACAAATGATTATGAAACTGAAACTAAAGATTATGCAATTACAATTGATGCATCAGGAAACATATTAAAAATGTCCGATGGTATTACACTATCCGCTGGAGTATCGATAGATGTTAATTAACTATTATTATAAATACATATATGTCAAGAACTAGTGTAAATTTATTATCATCTACAGCAACGACTTCAGTAACTGGTGACAAGGTTCCTGGAGATTCTTTCTATGGATTCACAGACGGTGTTCACACTTTTGCTATCTATCCTAACAATTTTACAGGTAGCGTCGAGATTCAAGCAACCTTAGCCACAGAGCCTACAGACAACGATTGGTTTAAATTACAACTTAAAGACGGTGATAAAGCTGATTATACAGCACAAACGGTCGTTGATGCTTATACATTCACTGGAAATTTTTTATACCTAAGAGCAGTAGTTACACTTAATTCTGGCAGTATTGACAAGATTTTAATGAATTACTAAAAAAGTAGTTCAAGATAAATAATTGCAATACAAATATATATTTGGAGTAGGAATGGCTATTAGTTCAGAACAAGGTACATTATTTGACGTACAATCCCCGTCTTCTAATCAGACGTTGGTGTATGACGAAGCAAAGCAGAAGTTTGTTAATGCAAACCCATCATCAGCAACAGATTCAGCCACAGACGCGGAAAACTTAGGTTCAGGTGAAGGCTTGTATGCACAGAAAGTTGGTGCAAACTTACAGCTTAAATCTATTGTTGCAGGTGGCGGAATTACATTATCGGCAGATGCAACATCATTACAAATTAATGCATCAGCACAAGGTGGAGCAAACTTAGGCTCAGGTGGTAACTTACATGGCATTTACGATAGTGAAGATGCTAACGGTAACCTACAATTTAAATCATTAGAACAAGGTTCTGGAATTCAATTAACAAGCAATGCAACACAAATTCAAATAGCACTAGGACCAAATGTAGATGCATCTACACTAGGTGGATTAAGCAATACAGTATTTTTACAAAAGACAGACAATTTAGCAGGATTATCAGACAAGCCAACATCAAGAACAAATTTAGATGTATTTTCAAAAGGCGAAGCAGATAACAGATATCTAAGATATGATAGTAACTCTACACCGGCGGCGGATAATGTTTATTCATTAGGTTCAAACTCATTTAGATTTTCAGATATCTATGCAACATATATTCATGGTCATGCTACATCATCAGGATCAGTAACATCAATTGGTAATTTTAATTTAGCAGACTTATCTGATGTTGATAATAATATTGGTTCAGGACAAATATTAACTAGAACAGGTACAAACACAATCGTTGGACAAGCATTTGCATTTACATCACTGGATGATACACCAACTAATTTCACATCACAAGAAAACAAATTTGTAAAAGTAAATGCACTAGGTGATGGTTTAGAGTTTTCAGATTTAACAATTTCAACAGTAGCAGATAAAAATTATGTTGATACAAAAATTGCTGAAGCAATTGATTCAGCGCCAGGTGCCTTAGACACATTAAATGAACTAGCGGCGGCACTAGGTGATGATCCAAACTTTGCAACTACAATAACAAATCAGATTGCCACAAAGGCAAACACAGCAGATTTAGAGGCTGTAGCAACATCAGGATCTTACACAGATTTATCTAACAAGCCAAGTATACCATCACTGATATCAGATTTATCAAATGTGAGTGTTGCGGCACCAAACACAGGACAGGTTTTAAAATGGGATGGTAGTAACTGGGCACCTGCAAATGATATAACACAAGGCGGCGGAGGTCTAGATGCAGACACATTAGATGGACAAGATGGTTCATACTATCTAAATTACAACAATCTATCTAATACACCAACTCTGTTTTCAGGAGCATACGCAGACCTAACAGGCAAGCCAACTTTATTTGATGGCAACTTCTCATCATTAACAGGTAAGCCAACCACAATAGCAGGTTACGGAATTACAGATGCATTTGATGGAAATTATAACAACTTATCAAACAAACCAACAATTTTTTCTGGTGCATACGCAGACTTAACAGGTAAGCCAACTATACCTTCAAGTATAGATGACTTATCAGATGTTGATACAACAACACCACCAACAAATGGTCAAGCATTAGTTTGGAATGGAACAAACTTTGTTCCAGGAAATGTATCAGGTTCGTCAATCGAATTTGCAAACATAACTAACAAGCCTACAACAATAGCTGGTTATGGAATAACAGATGCGTTTGATGGAGACTATACTAACTTAACAAATAAACCAAGTTTATTTGATGGCGACTATGATAACCTAACAAACAAACCAAGTTTATTTTCTGGTGCATACGCAGACCTAACAGGCAAGCCAACTTTATTTGATGGCAACTACAATTCATTATCAAATCTACCAAGTTTGTTTGATGGCGCATTTGGTTCACTAACAGGTAAACCAACTACAATAGCTGGTTATGGGATAACAGATGCATTTGGTGGCGACTACACTAATTTAACAAACAAACCAACAATACCATCAGCACTGGCAGATTTATCAAATGTAAGTTCAGGTGCACCAAGCACAGGACAAGTATTAAAGTGGGACGGTTCACAATGGGCACCAGGTGATGATGCAACTACAGGCGGCGGCGGTACTGATGCTGACACACTTGATGGACAAGATGGATCATATTATTTAAATTACACTAACTTGTCTAACAAGCCAACTATACCTTCAACAATTTTAAATTTAGGTATAGCAGATGGTTCAGCTAATCAAGTATTAAAAACAGATGGTAATGGAAGTTTCAGTTTTGTTGATCCACAATCAGGACCACAAGGACCACAAGGCCCACAAGGTATACAAGGACCAGCTGGCGCAGACGGGTCTGATGGTGCTGACGGATCAGATGGAGCAACAGGCCCACAAGGACCAGCAGGTGCAGATGGATCAGATGGAGCAACAGGCCCACAAGGACCAGCAGGTGCAGATGGATCAGATGGAGCAACAGGACCACAAGGACCACAAGGACCACAAGGACCAGCAGGTGCTGACGGATCAGATGGAGCAGATGGTAGTGATGGTGCAACAGGACCACAAGGACCACAAGGACCACAAGGCCCGGCAGGAACAACAGATTACAACAATCTAACTAACAAGCCAACAATACCATCAACAACTGATGATATTGCTGAAGGTTCAAATTTATATTATACAGATGCCAGAGCAGATGCAAGAACAAATTTAAGAATTGCGGCGGCAAGTATTACAAACTTATCTGATGTTGATACTTCGGGTATTACATCAGGACAAATTTTAAAATGGAATGGATCATCATTTGTAGCAAGTGATGACACAGGTGGAGCAAGTGATTGGGCATCACTATCAGGCAAACCAACTACAATAGCAGGCTTTGGTATTACTGATGCGTTTGATGGAGACTATAACAGTTTAACAAACACACCAACTATACCATCTACAACAACACAGATTTCAGAAGGTACAAATTTATATTATACCGATGCAAGAGCAGATGCAAGAATTTCAAACGCATCAGTTAATGCATTATCAGATGTATCAACAGCAGGTATTACATCAGGTCAAGTATTATCATGGAACGGATCATCATTTGTTCCGGCAAATGCTCCAGTAGGATCAGCAGGTGGTAATAACACAGAAGTACAGTATAACAACAATGGTTCACTAGCAGGTGATTCAGGATTTACTTACAATGCATCAACTGATACAGTAACAGCAGGTAACTTTACAACATCAGGATCAGGTACACCAACAGTTAATTCAACATCATCATTAGCAGTTACAACAGATTCAGGCAACATCACAATCAATCCAACAGGAGGCAACATTGTACTTGATGGATTAAATTGGCCAACAGCAGATGGTACAAATGGACAAGCCATTGTAACTGATGGAGCCGGCAACTTATCTTTCACAACTATTAGTGGTGGATCAAGTTACACAGATTCAGATGCCATTTCAGCAATACAAGGCACTAACTTGAACATGGGTAGTAATAATATTACTACAACAGGCAAAATTTTATTCTCTAATGTTTATTCAGCAGAAGGCGACTTACCATCAGCATCAACTTATCATGGTATGTTTGCTCATGTACACGCCACTGGAGCGGCTTACTTTGCACATGGCGGTGCTTGGATTAGACTAGCAAATAATACTGATGTACCAGCAGAGTATACAAGTTTCAATTCAGACTTTGACAATAGACTTGCAACAAAATCAACAACCAATTTAGCAGAAGGTACAAACTTATATTACACAGATGCTAGAGCAGATGCAAGAGCAGATACACGTATTGGTGCATCATCAATTGGTGCGTTATCAGATGTTGATACTTCAGGTATCACAACAGGGCAAGTACTAAAATGGGATGGATCATCATTTGTAGCAGGCGATGATGACAACTCCGGCGGCGGAGGTGGAGCAACTGTACTTGGAGACTTAACAGATGTATCATCATCAGCACCAAGCACAGGACAAGTATTAAAATGGTCAGGTTCTGAATGGTCACCGGCGGCAGATGCAACAGGCGGTGGCGGTGGCGGATCAGCTACAGGAGAGTACTTTAAAATTAATTACAACAATGATGGTTCAATTAATAATATTACAGACACTTCAACAAATGTATCTGTAACAGTTACAAACGCATCAGCAGGTACATTACAAATTACAATAGCAAATTACAACTATCCTCCAACATCAATATTGTTATACGGATATGTTTATGATTCTAATGTATACAATATTAACCAAGTAGACTCAAACATGACAACAAGAACATTGACAGGTGGAGGCTCAGCAGGTTCACCTACAGTCTTTGGTGCAGGAGATAAAGTATTAACACTAGTTTGTTCTAGAGATAGAACAGGTGGTGCAAACAAAGGCGGATTTCCACCAGCGGCCACTCATGCTTGGGTAATGATACAAATGAGCAGTTAAGGAGAACTAAATGGCATATAAAACATCGTCCATTGACCTTAATGTTCCAGCAAAAGTTATACCAGTTAACTGTAGTGGTCTTTCAGAGAATGCAAGATGGCCTCACCAAAACACATCTGATGACAAGTGGTGGAGTGGTGGACAATCACCAAGAGCATATCGTTGGAACCTCACACTAACTTTACAATCAACAGCAGGTATTGATCACGGATCACACTTAACAAGAACACCATTTAAATTCAATGCATTTGATATTGTTGTTGGTGATTTTGTTGTTGGAGCCAGTGATGGTAGAGGAGTCAAAATTATAGAAATATCAGCAAAGACAAACACTACTGTAACCTGTGTTGTTGAAGATATTTTAAGATATAATACATTTAGATCATCTACAGGTTCAGGTATATTTTCAGTACCGGGTGCGGCACTTGTAATACAGATTAATGAAAATGGTCATCCTATGGTTGATCCATTGCCACTATCTGTTGTATCATCAGACTTTTATGCAAACTTAAATTCAAGATTCCAATACCTAAATCCACAACTAAACTATGAACTAGATCAATCAGGACATGGATTTGAAACAGGTGATGTTGTGGCCGCGAATGCCACGACAAGACAAATTGAAAAAGTAACAGCGGCCAGTAGAGACAGAGTTATTGGCACAGTAACACATCCAGGACCAGGACCAAACAAATTTCTATTAAGACCACAAACAGGTGTAATTGATTTTGTTCCAGGACTACCAGGTCTTGTAGGTGATTTTATTTACACAACTATTGATGGATCAGGTGACTTAACAACAAGTGATACAGGTAAACCTGTGTTCTTAAAAATTGCAAACGCAGTTCCAAGTTTAATAACAGGTACAGTATTAGATCCAGTAGTTACAGCAAACAATACATTAATCATTAATGATGTAACAGTTACACTCACAGGAACAGATGTAACATCAACAGTATCAGATATTAATGGATCAACAGCATCTCACAAAGTTACAGCAATTGAAGGAACAGGACCTTTTGCAGTAGAAACAGATTCAGCTAGTATTGGTTTAGCATATGGTATTGTAGGTGGTGGACCACCTTGTGACTTTACTCTTAATGGAGTGACAGTTAACTTGACAACTACAACGTCGGGTACAGCAACATTTGGAACAACAGCATTTGATGTAAACGATATTGTTACAGATATTAATGCCGCAAACGTTCCTGATATTACAGCATCAGTAAATGGTTCAAACCTTGTCATTACAAATACAGCAGGTGGTAGTATTACAATAGTAAACGGAACAGGTGAAAGTTTTGGTGGTGTTGGCTTCGGTGGACCAAACTCTATTTCGGGTATTCCATTATCCAATCCAGCAACACCTTCAGCATTAATAAAACTAGAAAGAGATGATGGTGGTGAAATTATTATAGAAAATGGAACAGGAACACCAATGACAGACTTAGGAATCATATCTGGACATAATGGTAGATATGCATTAGGTCTTTATGTTGAACAAGGTTCAGGGTCAGGTTCTATTACAACTTATGCCACTATTGCAAATAGAAATGCCGCAGTTGGTGTAACACAAGGTGATATGGCCTATGTTGTAAACACAGGAGAAGGTGAGTGGGCATTATTCTTATATGATGGATCAGCCTGGATACAGATCAGCGATGAAGATTCTGCATCAACAGATGCAAGTTCTATATCATATACTTTCACAGCAGGACAGATTGGAGGTATTGGAACAAGTAGAACAGTAACAGTAGGAAGACTGTCACCAGGATCAAGAATAGTATCTGTATTAGTTGATGTAGAAACAGCATACGCAGGACAAAGCAACCCACCTGAATTAAGTGTAGGTACAACAAGTGATATTGATCAGTTCCAAGATGAAGATCAAAATGATTTAACTGATACAGGACAATATACAACAACACCAGGATATGTGTATCCAAGCACAGAAACAACAGAACTTGAAATCAAAGCTAAAATAACGCACAATAACGCAACAAGCGGTGTTGTAACAGTGACTATTACTTACGTATAATGGTGGTTGACAATAATAAAGAAGATAAATAATATACGTAGTTAATAGGATAAAAAATATGAGTAGACCAAAACCAGATGTACTTTTGGATTTTACAAATCCAAAAACATATAAAGCAGAACAAGTATTAAAGGCCGATGCCATATATGCAGTATTTCATAAAGGTAAGCCTATTAATCTTAGATCGTTAAACACATTGGTATCATACCCAGGACCTAAGTACAAGAAAGTTTCCTTTTCAAATTCAGGACACGCAATCAATCTAGCAGAGAGACTTAACAAGTTATTCAAGTGTGAAGATTTTGCTGTTCATGTTTTAAAATCTGGAGAAGTACTTAATGAGTCAAAAAAGTAAAATAACAAGACAACAACTTTTCAATTATCTAAACAAGAAAACTTTAAACAGAGAATTAGATAAAAAAGAACTGGATCATCTATATCAAGTAAAAGGATCCAATTCAACTAGTTTGAGATTAAACAATACCGGTTTACAAATACTCAAACAATTCTTCAAAATATATCCAATACCATTTGCACATGATTTCAAATTGAAGTCTATGCACATATTCTATTTGGATAAAGAACTACTTTATCCATATTATGCCTCAAATGCCAAATTAGTACTATTTGATAAAAGAGATGCGTTTGAATTCAAATTGTCTTCAGGAGATATGGATATTTGGGCAAAATCTAGGTATGTTTCAGACCATGAAAAAATGCCTAAAGAGTGGTAATTTTACTTAAATCATTGAAATTATTAGACTTTTTTTCTTAAAAAAAGTGGAAAAAAGTGGTTGACAGATCGCTATATGATGCTATTATTAAAATATAAATTATGCCAAAGAGAGAGGACAAGAAAATGAGAAACAACGTAGCAGAGTATAGAACTGTTAGACCAGCAGATGCAAAGGTCGAAATTAAACACTTAATCAGCAAACAAAGACCAGTAATGATCTGGGGACCTCCAGGCATTGGTAAGTCTGAAATTGTTGACGAGATCGGTATTGAAACAACTAGAAACGTTATTGATCTAAGATTGCTTTTAATGGAACCTACAGATTTAAGAGGTATTCCATTCTACAATCAACAAACTGGTAAAATGGAATGGGCACCTAGTTCGGACCTTCCAACAGATCCAAATTCAACAGATATATTGTTCTTGGATGAAATTAATGCCGCTCCACAATCAGTACAAGCGGCCGCTTACCAACTTATTCTTAACAGAAAGATTGGTGCATATACATTACCAAAAGGTTGTGCGATTGTTGCCGCAGGTAATAGAGAAAGTGACAGAGGTGTTACTTATAGAATGCCATCACCACTTGCGAACAGATTTGTTCATATTGAAATGGCGCCAAACTTTGAAGATTGGCAGGCATGGGCAACTGGTAAAGGTATCCATGCAGATGTTGTAGGTTACTTAACATTTGCTAAAAGTGATTTATATGACTTTGATCCAAGAAGTTCATCTAGGGGTTTTGCTACTCCAAGATCTTGGACTTTCGTATCAGAGTTAATTGATGATGAAATGCCAGAGTCAATATTAACTGATATGATATCAGGTTCAGTTGGCGAAGGTTTGGCTGTGAAGTTTCAAGCTCACAGAAAACTTTCTTCTAAGATGCCTAATCCATCAGATATATTGAAAGGCAAAGTTAAGAGTCTTAAAGACAAAGATGTGAGTGCTATGTACTCGCTGACAACGGCTCTTACATACGAGCTTAAGGATTTGTTTATCCAAGCTGAAAAGTCTAAGAAGGTTAAAGAGTGGCACAAACACGCCGACACTTACCTAGGCTTTTTAATGGATAACATGGAACCTGAAATGGTGATACTTGGAATCAGAAGTGCTCTTAAGGCACAACTTCCATTCTCACCAAAGGAGTTGAAAAACTTCGACAGGTTCTATAAGAGATACGGAAACTTATTGTCTGAAATACAATAAGCTGACCGTTAGGGGAGGTCGCCCTCTCTCTGCTGACTATAAGTCACTAGACCTCCCCGAACCTATTTAAATAAGAGAGAAGAAGGAAAGAATTATTATGAAACAATTTGTGTATGATAGTTGGAATGCAATCATGGATCATAGAATTAATCCTCTGAGACATATTCCAGATTTACAAGTTCGTCATATGGTGATGCAGATATTAGCATTTATGTGGTCTTCAATTTTTGCTATTATGATTGCTGAGTCGGTATTTGCATTTGGTGTAAGTGCGATTGCTCACCTTATTTTTGTAGCAGGTATTGTTATAACCGTAGCAACATTTAAGGTTGCTGAACATAATCCAAAGGCCTTTTATTTTAAGAAAGGTTATCACTCTCCAGGAAGAGCAAGAAGTCAAGTAATGTATCTGTCTGATAAAGGCAAGTTAGAAAAAGTAAAACTTGATCCAAATGATCCAGGAGGAGAGCATGAATAAGAAACTTAAATCAACCGCAACTCAAAGTATTATTACAATTGAAAAAGGTCTGTTGGCCTTGATTGCTATATTAACACTGATTGCAACTGCACAAGAACTAGTTCATATATGGGAAATTGGTACAGTTAAATTAGCTGACTTGTTATTGTTGTTCATTTATACAGAGGTGCTAGGAATGGTTGGTGTGTTCTATGCAAGTAATAGAATACCAATTACATTACCTTTGTTTATTGCAATGACGGCTCTAGCAAGATTGATAATACTACAAGGCAAAGAGATGGATCCAATTACATTGCTTTATGAAGCAGGTGCGATTGCCATTATTGCTTTGGCTGTTTTAATAATTAGGTTCAAGCCACCATGGACTTACAAATATCAACCAGAGGACGAATAATGAAAGGGTTATGGAATTCATGGGGACCTTTATTGGTAGCAATTATAATTGCCTGGGGTGTAGTTTATGTCACAGTAACAACCAAATGGGTGAGTGTGTTAGAACATAATTTAGAATGTGATGGATCTATTGGCGGCGGGTGTGATGAACCAAAATTAATGGATACAACAAAAGTAGAGGGATCTCTGTGAAGTTTATAAAAAACATTTTTAAGAAAAAAGAAAAACCAAAACAGGAAGGAAAAAAG